TGGGATGCCCGTGTGAACGCTGAAACGATAACGCCTACCGAGAACCCTTACCGACAGGGAGAAACAGAATGAACAAACAGTATTGGCTTGGCTTCTTTAGTGGCATAGGCGTTTATCTAGTATTCACGCAGCTATTCGGCTCAGTGTTTACAAGGTAGAGGAGAAACAGAATGAGTGAGTACACACCTACAACAGGTCACATTTTAGAAGCCTTTGCTTGGGATGAAAGATACGACGGTTTAGATACTGAAAAAATGAAGCAGTTTGACCGTTGGCTTGCTGAAGTAAAAGCTAAAGCATGGGAAGAGTGTTCCGAAGCATACATTCAAACAATTACAAGTGGCTCAGCCAATGGTGGCTTTTGGAGAATAGACAACCCCTACCGACAGGAACAAAAGATTATCCTATCTAACAACGACTATGACCAACTACGCAAAGCATTGGATGAAGAATGAAAGAGTTTTTATTTAAACCACGATTTTCAATAGCGTGGTTGATCTTGTTTATAACTATATCAGTAGTGATACGAGCTTGGATGGGGCTATGATCGAGGGTATCATAGGACTCTTCGTAATCCTATTCCTAATCCTAGTAGTACCATATATCAAAGACTGGTATGACAAGAACCATGGTGTACAAGACGATTTTGTCGGAAACCTCATTCTAGAACGCAACGGTGTTCGCTATACGTTTAATATTGAATACGGTGAAGAGTTTCCACCAAATCCAAACATGTTTCAAAAGTTTTTAAACACCAAGGATAATATGGTTTACAACTATGATGGTGAACAGTGGTTGAAGTTTGTAGGATTTGAAGGGGACCTGTGGTTGTGGTGAGTGAAGCAAATAGACGCTATATTGTAGAGCAGGCTAGGGCAAGCAATGCACTAGAAGGTTTATATCCATCCCCTGAGCAGGAAGCTGGCATGGAGCTATGGATACAAGGTAAGATAACTATTGAAGAGTTGATTGAACAAGCAAAACAAAGGCACACCCAAAGTTCGACGGGCGAAAGCTCGGCGGTAGAAATAAATGGTTGACAAGCAACCCAAACCCTAGTATCCTTAATATATGAGAGATAAATGTAAAGTATGTAACATGACCATTAAGTCTAATGACTTAGTAATTCCATGCTATGCCTATCCACATGTCGATCCCGACCTCATTAGCTTTGTACACCTTAAGTGTTGTACTAACGATGCTATGCGACGTATTGGCGACCACAATAAAATGATTCGAGAGGAACTAAACAAATGATCTCATACGAATACATTGAGTCCCAAATCATGGGGGCAGCTCAAGAAGCAATTGACTATGCTAAAACTACCTATGACAAACTATATACGTGGCAACCAGTATGGAAAACTCTTCGCTTTGATGGAGAGGTTTGGAAAGAAGTAAGTGCACCAGGAAATGTCACATGGCGTTGGTATGGTAATCCTAATGATAAGGTAAACAGTATCTTCAATCCTACTCCTGGAGATCTATGGATGGAGAGCAAACCATAATTTTCGGGGTATAAAGAATATCCCCCATCATCCCTATATTAACAATTAACCCTAGTCAGAACACATGATCTTGATTGTTTCTTATTCTATACAATGTACAGGATAGGATACTTTTCTGATATTGCGATATCCCGATATAAACCTTATATTGCGATATCCCCATATCCCCCATAACCCCATATCCTGGTTTGACAGAGATCTAAATACCCCCAAAAGTTATGTCTGACGACTAACAAGTTATCCACAGTTGTGTAAAAGTTATCCACATTTGCTGATTATTATGTTACTGATTATATAATTAGACAGGGTTTGGAGATGTTGTGGTTTGTCTATTGGGTAAGAGAACGCTTATATCTAGGGCGATCGTAATCCCAAACCTCCAAACCTCCCTATCCAAACCTTTCAAACCTCATATCCAGCTATCCAAACCTGTGGATAAACCTGTGGATAACTTATCAAAACCTGTGGAAAACTATCCAAAACCAGGAGAAAGTGTTTCTATATATAGGAGAAATGCTTATAATTATCAAGAATGGTTTGTTATTTGATATGCCGCCAAACCTTTCAAACCTTATATAGTTATACATTGATCGGCGGTATTTTGGAGGGTATCGTAATGTCTAACCTTTAAACCAAGTATTAAGCCAGAACATAACTATACATGCTATAACTACTATAGGTAATATAACTTCCATTTGATCTCCTTTCTTGGTTTGATATTGATGGTTTGATATTCCCCCAGAAAAAAGTCCAGCGATTTTTTGAGGCCCATCGTAATGTCTTTCGTAAATAGGGTTTGAAATGTAACGGTTTGGTAACAAGTGCCCCCAGCCTCCCAGGTTTCCCTGAGAGGAGGAGGTCGATCACTCTTCTAACCCGAGCAAGTCCTCTAAACTATCAAACCCTTCGTCTTCTAGTTCTAGTCCTGCTAACAACAATTCAAATGTCTCGTTGATGAACATCTCTGACTTAGCCGTAGCCGCAACTATCTCTGTAGAAATAGCATAAGCCAATGGCAACCCTAGGTCATTGTATTGGATAAAGTCCTGAAACTCCTGGTCTCCCTTGTATCCTATCCACAACTCCGCAAGGATATCGCAACGGCTAGAAAAGGGAGTGGTGAGTGAGTCGGTCATACTGTTCTTCTTTCTCAAGTTGTGCTACCTCAGCAATGTGCTGGATACGATTGAATTGTACGCTAGACGAATGAATTGCTAAATACTTGCCAACGTGGTCAAGGTCTAGCGTGATGTCGTTTAGAATATCTGCTAACATCTTGGCAATCTTCTGTTCTTTGGTTTGGCTTCGTCTCACAATACATCTTCTCCTGTCGGCAACAATTCTTCGAGGTCTGTATATCCCTTGTCGCTAACCTCTAGCAAGTCAAGGAACAAACCCCAAGCCTCGTCAATCAAATCGTAGGCGTACTTGCCTTTGGGTTCAATCATTTCCAAACTTAGCATAAACGCTAATGGCAAACTCATTGTGGCATAATCCACAAAGTTCTTCCAACGACCTTCGTCATCTTCTCTGTCATAGGCAACCCAGAAGTCACCTAGTATCTTACACTTGTTCTCAAAAGTAGTTTTTGTCATAGTCTATCCAGTCTACAGGTTGTAGGTTACGAAGTCAAGCCATACCCTGACGGATTCGGGAATGGTCTTATATACATCTTTAAATGAATTAGCATCTATCCAGAAGTCGTCATCACCATAGTAGTCTCCACCATGTTCTGGTGTAAGGCCTAGGGTCAAAGCACGGTACTCTTCTTGTGTGAGTACTAGGTTCAGTGATTCCATTTCATCACTAATAGAATAGTTATCACCATCCCACTCTAGACGATATGGACACAGCATCCATTCCGTGTAAGCTTCCTCGGGAGGAAGAATCGTAGACATGTCAGCACCACGATTGTAAACGTTGATGTCAAAGTTATCAGTTACTAGTTCTTTAACCATAGAGGTCATAGTCATCCTTACTCATTTCACAAAATTGGCAAACTTGAATTGTCTTCATATCCATTTCACGTAGGTAGTCCATCCACATGTGCTCACCTGTGATGTCGCATTCATCAGCTTCATAGAGGTCAATCTCAATGTCGCCTGCCTCACCTTCCCACGGTACCTCAGTAACGTAGTAGCAGAGACGATTAACAAACATAGCACCATTAGTGATTACACTAAAGTCACCACCGTCGAGGAATGTCCAAACACGATTGTCTTCAATAATAGATTCAATAAACTCTAAGTCGACCCCATAGGTCTCATAGATACGGATTTCATTATGGTCATTTGTAATTGGCTTGTACTTGTCAAACCATTCATCATACTCTAATTCAGTCATGTATCCATTCTCTCATTGATACCGCTAAAAGTCAATAGTTATTATGGATTCATTCTTTGGGCTACCGCTCGTTCAAACTCAGCCTCAAGTCGATCAATCTCGTCGATCATTTCATACCAGTTCTTGCTCATTAGATCTCCTCTACGTCGTAGTCCCACTTGTGTGAGACAATCTGCTGCGGTCCCATTTGTAATGCAAAACTCTCTGCATACTTTTGTGCTTCTTCCAGGGAATCAAAACTCTTCTCTGCCTGAAACACATCACGAACTATCTTAGTAAATAAATACTTAGGCATTGTACTCTTGCTCTCCCTCGCATAGTGGACAAAAGGGGGTACAGTCAAAGCTACCCTCATGGTTAGGACACTCAATCATGTTAACCAGTATATCTTGAATCAATGGATAAAGCAACATCGACACGGTCAAGGTCATAAGCGTCTTCCAGCTCTAACCAATCTTCCTCAGTCCAATGTTCAGTTTTAACAATAACTACCTTATCAGCACTACCGTAGTTACCGTCGCTAGCAAAGTAATGACTACTCATCTTCTGAGTCATCTTCCTCTTCATCCATTTCCTCAACCATGATGTCGAACACTCCGTCATACATGAAAGGTTCTGAATCCCAGTCCCAACCCATTTGCTCTGCTTCTTCAGCAGACTCCGCTTCAACTTCACCATAGAACTCTACAACGGTTTTAACACTAAACTTAGCCATTAGTATCCTTTCAAGATGTCTGACAGTTGGTCTAACTGTTCTGGGGTTAGTCTTCCGATTACACTTGTGTCGATTGCGTTAGCAAACATATCCTGTATTTCGTTCATATAATAAGTATGACTTAGATAAAATGGTTTGTCAATATTTCTGGGCGTTTTGTTACCCTATCGTAATCATTGCACAATGACTATATATATAGTTATAAACATTGGCGGCCCCCGATCCTGGTGGGGTAGGCAGTTTATTCTCATGCCTAGGAGTGTCCGCCTATGCGGTAGCTAGTTGAACAACCTTGAGCAAACGGTTCTTCTCTGCGTTGATAGCAGGGTCAAAGCCAGATGCGGAAGCCAAGACTGATTCGTTGTTACCCTTGCGACCAGAACGATACCAGTCGAGACGCTCAGTCATTGCGTTGAACGCACCCCAAGCGGTTCCACTAATCATGTGGTTGAACTCACCCTGATAGATGTCCTCAATCAGTTCCAGCTTGGTCTGCCACTTGGACAGCGAACCCTTAGAGTCCTTCTCAGGCATGGGGTAAGCAAGAGCAACGATTTCGTCAAACTTAGCCTTAGAGATTTCAGTCTCAATCATAGCCTTAGCCATGATGTCGAATTCATCCATGTATGCGTTAGCAAGTCCCAAAGCCTCACGAGCTGCGATAACTTTACCCTCTGCGGTCTGGGTGTGGCGAATCTTGAAAGACTGCTTGATGTTACGGTTGCGACCTACGCCACCACCGATAGCGAGGTTCAGGGTGTTAGCACAAACAACACGCACAGGGGTGATGCTTGCCTGAATCGCTACAGAACCGTCATGAGATGTGTTGACGAGGAGATAGGTGTTTACCTTGTCACCGACACCGTTAGGGTCTAGGACAGTCTCACGCTCAAGAGCAATAGAACCGAATACCTGACGACCACCCTTGATAGAACCAGCAGTCTCCCAGCGACCACCACCGTCTAGGATGTTGTCACCAAATGAGAACAGGTCTTCATTCTGGAGGGTACGGTAACGCTCACCAACCACACCAAGCACGTCAGTCTGCTTCTTGTCGAATGGGTTAGAACGAGCAACAAAGTAGTTAGTCTTGTCTGAGGTAAAGTTCTCAGGCATAGGAATTTCTTCAAGGCGAACATTCCAGTTGTCCAAGTGTGCCAACTCTAGCATCTTGGTTGTGTTTACTTCTTCCTCGAACACAGTACCCAAACCATGCCAAGCAGGTTCACGGAAAGAGGCAAAGGTAGTCTTGCCAGTTACTGAGTCGATTTCTAGTTCGTGTGCCATGTGGCTACTTCTTTCTTTAGGGGATGAATTGCTTACTTATATAAGTATGACAGTGTTTAGCTATCTTGTCAACCATCTGGGGGGTATTTTCTTACCTTCGTAATTAAACTGTTACATTCGGGGGGCCGCAGGGTATTTAGAGTGAGCAGTTTCAGATCAATGCTCAGGACCTGGCCTAGGGGAAAGAAAGGAATAAGAACCCTAGGCCATCATCGGTAACCCCTTACCGAGAATTAAAACAAACGTTGCTTGTGGTCCAGAAAGGTACCAGTAATGAATGCACGTACATGTGCGTAAGCTTCTGCACGTCCTTCTTCATATGCAGCTTCGAAAGGACATCCGTCGGTCTCTTGTTCGTTCATCGATTCAACAGCTTCGTCTTCCTTCTTGTGGAAGTACTGCAGCAGCTCAGATACTAGTTCATCCATTAGTTACCTACGAATTCAACTACAGTGTTAGCTTCTTGGTAGTCGACAGTGTCAAGCTTCTCTTCAGTGATATCAAACTCAGGCCAGTAATCAGCATCCTCGTGACCCTGTGAGACGTGAAAGATTGCAAGTGCTTCGTCTTCACTGTCCGCCTGCACGGAATAGCTTTCACCAGATGTTATAAAATATGTAGCCATGTTGGCCTTCTTTCTTTGTCGGTAATACAAGTATGACAGCTGTGGGGGGTATTTGTCAACCTTCGTAACCTAAACGTTACATTTGCGAGGGGCCGCCCAAATCCCCTAGCCATCACGACAAACGATCAACTAGGGGTGGGTGGGTAGTTTTATCTCATACCCAGGAGTAATTACTAGAGCAGGTCAATGACCGTGTTGTAAGTAGTTGCCGATACTTCCTCCTGCGAGGTCATCTTCAACACTTTCAGGTTGCGTTCTAGTAGGGACTTGCGTGTAGTGTAGTCACGACCAAAGTAGGTGTGCTCATTTGGCTTCTTTGGTTCGATAGGTGCTTCAGGGAAACCAAGTTTCTCAGCATCAAGACGGATAGATACCTCACGACCAAACTGGTTGCTCACACGGATAGGAGAGTCAAAGTCAGTACCAATGAGTCCTGGCTTACCAAGTGCCTCAATGCTTAGACGAATAATGTTCTGCTTGTGTGCCTCATAGTCCTCACGGTACTTAGCAAGTGCGGTGGGGTACTCAGTAATGTCTGCCTCAATCTTAGCAAGAGATGCCTCAATGTCAGCGATAAGAGATGCGGTAGGGATTTTCACAGAGAGTGAACGAGCCATAGTTATTTATCTACTTTCTTATTAGGGGTTAGTGTGTGGGCAGTTTTACCTGATGCCCAGCAGACAGACTAAGGTCTGACTTTACTTTACGGTAGTCCAGCGAGTGTCACCGTTAGCGAGGGTAAGACGAACACGGCTAGAGCCAGTTGCGTTCTTGATGATTTCTTCGACAACACCCGATACACCAGATGCCTGAGTGGTAAAGGTTTCTCCGATTACTGCGTTCATTTTATTACTGCTTCCTTGTAGTGAGCCAACTTTGACTGATTTGTTTTACCAAGTCGTTTACTTGATATATCTAGTATGACATCAAATCTGGGGGGTGTCAAGCCTTATCGTAACCTTTTTTATAACAGGTTGGTAACGGTCGGGGGCCGATCCCCGTTGGGGGGTAGCCTATGAAGCACTACCCCGAACGATGACCCAGATAAGAGCTTGAGCAGTACGAGGTGTCAGACCAAACTCTCCTGCAACTTTACGCACAGCACGAGACAGTTCTACATACTGAGACTGAGAGGGGGAGTCAGTTCCCAGGTTAGCTGCACGACACATCCAAATGTCAATAACTACAGCGTCTTTATCACCTGCAATGGCACGAGCGAATGCATTAGTCTTTGGACCTTTGAGAGCGTCAAACCCTAAGTCAATGCTAGTCTGTGCCATTTTGTAGTTGTTAGGCAAACCCTTTACCTCATGACCAAGCGAGAATGCAATAGCCTTAGAGATATTGCTAGCCCAACGCTCACGAGGTGAGAATGCAGAGACAACGCTTGCACCAACTTCAAGTGTGGTGTTTAGGTTGCGAGCAACTTCTTCTGCAACTTCTTCTGCATCCCGATACCAGACACTAGCTTCTTCGACCTGACCGAGAGTAGCGTTCATGAGTAGGTTGCGATACATACCAGTGTAGTTCTTGATACGGGTGGTTACTTCTGGCTTTACGATTGTGGTTGTCATGGGGTGTTCCTTTCCTTATATAAATAACTATACAGTTACCCACGGACATTTGCAAGGGTATTCTTAACTATCTTAATAACGAATAGGTAACGGATCAGCGGCCCCCGTGGGGGTAGAGAAGTCAATCCCCACCCCCAATGGTATTACCAAGAGGCTTGGTATATAAATGAAATATCGCTTGTGATAGTTTTGTCTAGCAGAGTCTTCAACTCTTTCTTAGTACGCTTGAGGTCTTCCCAGTACCACTTGTCTACATCGGTAGAGCCAAAGAAGAAACCAGAAACAGGCTCTAACTCAGACGTATCTTTAGTTGCGATAACATCTGTAACAGTAAACAGCAACTCTTCCAACCTCTCACGGCTAACATAAACAGGCTGGCACTCGTCTACACCGTTAGCACAGTTAGTGATAAACCAATTATGGATTTGGTTAGACTTACGCCAATAGATAGCAGTCTCAGTTACAGACAGGCCAACGCTTTCGTCTGAGGCTAGGCTATTGAGGTTTGAGGCGGTAAGAACTTCGAGATAGTCTCGGTTCTTCTCACGCTGATAGTCACCATCTACAACCTTGTAGTTGTTAGCAGGAATAAACTTACGGACTTCCAGGTACATGTCGAGACCCATTAGGGACTCCTTTCTTTTGAGGTTTGGTTACAGTTTAGCAGTACCCACTGACATTAGTCAAGGTCATCTACTAAGATAATTTCTTTGTTGAACTGGATTGCTTCCTCTAGCATATGAAGCATACCCAATTCTTTTGAGGTCAGGTTGTGGGTGGTGAACAAATCTGTGGGGGTACCAGTCTCAGTGTCCACTACTCGGATAAATAGGTCTAATGCCATTAGTTCTTATACTCCCTAATTGTAAATTCTTCTGTACCGTTTTCTAGTGCATCTTCATATTCTTCGACGGTACTGAAATAATAAAACACACCGTCATCATTTACCTCTGAGTAATCACTAATAAAGTCATCAGAGATAACGACATAAGTAAAGAACTCGTCTCGGGGGTCATCTCGCCAAGTAACTAAGACTTCTTTTTCCATTATGCAAACTCCTTGATTGCTTGGTTCTTTACAGCACTACGGGTTCGCAGTCTGTTTGGGCGTTCATCGTGTGTGCCAGAGGCATTGGACTTACGCAGTTCACGCATCGCTACAATGTATGCGGTGTTCTGGATTTTCTGGGGTTTCTTTTCTTTCTTCATAAACTAATTATGACATGACCCACGGACATTCCCGATTTTGGGGGGCCGCCCGAAGGCCCATTCTAGATGAATTCGAATGGGTCTCGGTCTTGGAAGATATCCTCGAAGTCCTGCATGGTATATGCTCCAGGGTTAGCCATGTAGTCTCGGTAGTCTGCCATGATCTCTTCTGCTTGCTCGTCCATATTATCCTCTCCTAGGTTTTGCTTTTAGTTCTCCACGGTGGAATCTAGTTACAAACTCTCTCGCTGCTGGCCAGTACTCTAGGTTGAATGCTCGCTCATTGTGCATCTCAACCATATCCAAGGCTAGCTGTTCGATTAGCTTGCGGTCAGTAATGATTACTGGCTTTATGTATGTCTCACGCTTAGTCATTAGTCTAACTCACTTTCGATAATCCACATACCCAAGCGGTATGACTCAACAATATCCCAAGCCTTGACCCACTCACTGCCACGGAATGTAACACCCTCTGGCAACTTGATTTTGAGGTGACCCTCTCCGTCATTCACGGTGTCAATAGCCTCGACTGCTGTGTCAACCATCTGCTGAGGAATTGGAGGATAGCAATTCGTCTGGAAGTGTAGGCTAATTTGCTGTTCAAGTGTGAAGCCTAGTTCGTCATCTTGAAGTGCTAGTGCTGATAAGTTTCCCATTAGTTTTCCTTTTCTTTTGATACTATAAACCTATCACAAGCCACGGACATTATCAACGTAATCGTAAGATCTTTTGGTAACAGTTAGATAACGAAGGGCCGCCTCGCACTCCCCTAGAAGGGGAGCTTGAGGTTTTTGTTTGCTTCTTTGAGTTCGTTTATCTCATTACGCTGAGCAACGATAATGATACCAGCAATGATTAGGCTGAACCACATACCCCAGAACAATAGGTCTAGCATTAGTTTACCTCCACCTTGTAGCAAGCGTCTACAAACTTGACAGCCAAGAAACGGTCATTGTCCTCAGCGAACATAGCACAGAAGTCGTTCACCATATTGTCAAACTTTTCTTCCAAGCCAATAGACATTTCCTGGTAGAAGTCGTTCAGGATTTCAGCGGTAGCAACGTAGTCTTTACGTGTCATCATTTTATTTATTTCCTATTCTTAGTTAGCGAATGTGTCGAGAATGTTCTTGTAAGCATCACGCTTACCGATAAAGTAAGACTTAGATAGTTCCGAGGCATATGGGTCTGCGATGAAGTCATCAGCAATTTTGATTAGTTCGTTCAGAACCTTTACGGAGAGTGTTACAGTTGTCATTAGTTTTCCTTTCGTTATGTCTAAAGTCTATACCTACCCACGGACATTCCCAAAACCGACACGCCGTGTTTCTTAAACTTTCTTAAAACTTTTTTGGCGATCGGGGGCCGCTTCCTAGTAGTCGTCTCCATAGAAGCCACCATCGTTTGCTCCACCGTAGTCCTCGTCGTCACCCCAGCCAGCAGAGGCAAGAGCATCGGCATCCATCCATGACTCGTCAGACCAGTCGTCTGCGGAGTCAGCGAAGAGGTCTTCCTCACGCTGGTCCTCGTCGGTCAGGAAGATAAGTTCGTTGTCCTCCCCGAGGATTGCGTCTGCCAAAACAGAGGTGTCGAACTCTTCGATTGCGAGAATGTTGGTCATGAGTTTTCCTTTCGTTGTAAAACAAATCTAACACAAACCACAGACATTTTCAAGCGGTTTGCAGCGTTTATCTTAATTAACTTAATAACTTTTTGGTAACGACGGGGGGCCGCCTGTGTATAACTTATCCACAGGTTAACGTTCGGGGTACATTCCATAAATTACCTGTGGGAATACCCCAGGAATATCCCTAGAGTTGTCGATAATTATCTGAGCTTCCTCACGGGTGAAGACAATCTGAGACATGATATCTTGAAAAGTCTTTTCATCACGTAGAGTGATTTCATATCCTAGCTTTTCCATTAGACTAAAGCCTTTCCTGCTGGGTGACTTGCCTTGCAAGCACAGAGTGAGCAAACAAGCGTTGAACCGTTGAACACACCCTGAGAGATAGGGAACCAGACATTACAGGTCTGGCAAGACATTGCGATTGATTTTCCCATTTTTTTATTTCCTATTCTTTGTTATCTAAACTCTACCAGTACCCACGGACATTATGCCTTGAAGGCAGACATTGCCACAATTTTAGTTGTGTACATTTTCTTGGCAATTGCCTGAGCGTGCCAAGTGTTGGAAGCCATAGCAAATACGGTGAAACGCTCACCTGTTGCTAACTTACCTGAGACTTTGTATTCAATCATTTTATTTCCTAACTCTTAGTTTCTTTATATCTAAATTCTATCAGTACCCACGGACATTATGACATATTGTCTATGGTCGAATACGTGGAATCTGTATCCCAAGACTTTTGCATTTCTACTGCTTTAGAGTAGTCACGGGTCATTTCCCATTCGACTACATTACGGCTAACTCGATCAATCTTTTCTACTAAAAACATCTTAGTATTCCTTTCTCTTAGATTCTTTTTGTCTTTCTTTATATCTAAAGTCTATACCCACCCACTGACATTTTGGGGTGCGACACGCCGTAACGTAAGAAAAAACTTATCCACAGAGTTATCCACAGGGGGCCGCCAAATCGGCGGTATGTCAACCCGACACGCCGTTAGTCACCAATCATTTTACGATAGGCGTTGAAGACATCCTTGTCAGTGTACTGACTCTGTGCCGATAGCATTTCGTCATACTTAGTCTGACTTGCTTTCCAGATACGACCGTCATCTGACATAGCATCTTCAAAAGCACGCATCTTTGCCGATAGTAGGCTTTTCATTAGTTCATCCATTTTGGAATCCTTTCTTTTAGTTACGAACACGGCTAATTGAAACCGAGTAAAAGTCATCACGAGCATAAGCCCGTTCGATGGCTTCGGCTTCATTGAAACCTACGAACATAGTTTCGTGAACGAAACCACCATCTTTTTCTTTGATAATTACTTTGAACATTTTAGTTCTCCTTTCTAAGAGACTTTCTTTTTTATTTCCATATTTAGTTTTTCTTTCTATATTTACATAGTAACAGTACCCACTGACATTATGGGGCATTTTCAGGGGGTTTTTGGTAACAGAATTATAACGAAGTTATACACAGAGTTATCCACAGGGGGCCGCCAATTTTGGCGGTATGTCAAGTAGACACGCCGTGTTAGTCCCAATAACTTGTATTGGATCTTCCATAGCTATTAGTCCACCAGGTAGGCACACTGTATTCGTTATCTATTGATTCTGTAGTTGTTTCATTATCCATATTAGTTATCTTCTTTCATTAGTTCTACTTGTACGCCTAGCAGTTCTTCTGCTGACATATCTTCTATATCTACTACACCCTCTGGTGTGATTATCTTGAAGAATCCCATTAGAATTCGCAACCATATGCATCTAGGCATATCTTGCAAGATTCCTCTTGACATTCATTACAGAATACTGATTCTGTATAGTTATCACAGATATCGCAAAATGCTAATCCAATTTCATTTAGTAAGTTCATTATGAACTCCTTTCTTTAGTGAGAATCTTATTTGCTTATTTCTAAGGCTCATATTCTCTATTTATCTTTTCTTTCTTTATATTATCAGTCTATACCCTATCCCAGAAAAAGCAAGCCCAAAAGCCACAAAATTTCAGCCTATTTTTTGTAGGCTAGTTACAAGAGTTATCCACATAGTTATCCACAGGCGGCCCCTCATTTTCCAGGGTATGTCAAGGCAACACGCCGATGATGATAAGAACAGTATTGATCAGTAGCAAGGCTATACATACCCACCCTGCTACCCCACCAACCCTATCCAAGAGACCACACACCCAAGATGAATGCATACAAGCCTAGCATTATCAAGAACATCATGCCTGTATAGACAATGCCACGAACAAATCCACGTACGAGATAGTATAGCTTAGAGTGTTCCATTAGAACTCCTTCGATTCAATGTGTTCCCATACTGCACCAACAAGACCACCAAGGCAAGAGACAGCAACCACACCAAGCATCCAAGTGATGGCAATCGGTGCCATGCTCTGAGTGATAGGAGTGTAGTCAATGCTTGATGCCCAATCGAACGAGAAGGCAAAGCCTGTGATGAAGAGTGATGCTAGTACAATCATTAGTGCTACGAGTTTCATTTTCTGTCCTTTGTTATTTCCTGATATATATATTCAATCACGACCCACGGACAATGTCAAGCGACACGCCGTGTGCTCACTAAAAAGTACCCCCCACCCAGTACTCAAATCATGTATCGTACATCTTTAAAAATTATTCAGATTTTCTGTAATTCTGATTTTTAAAATTTTTCAGATTTTACTCAACAAGGTTTTTACGTATCTCAGTCAGAACCATCTCGGGCATCAGAGATTGTGCAGCCATCTCGTATCTATGATCCAAGGTCTTGTGTCTGCCATACATGTTAGGAGAGTTTGTAGCCTCTCTAGTCAAAGCCAACAGATTCTCATTAAAGTTATAACGCTTAAACACAACTTTCTTATTCGTCATAACCTCAAGGAAGAACAGTGGGTCATCTTCTCTGATCGAAAACTTTCGGGTAGTCTTAGGAATGTGATAATCCAATTGCCAAGAGCGATACCACTTACCAATGTTAAACTCTCCAGGAGACAAACGAGCACCTTCCATTGGTGTGTGTGTTGGAAAGTATGGAGCTGTAAATCTAGCTACAACTGGTTCTGATGCAAAGAACAACCATCCTAGGTTATAGATAACATCAATTTGGTCGGGGAAGCTAGTAGGTCTCTCATGATACATTCCAGCAATAGAGTTTACATTCAACCTAGGGTTCTCATTGAGATCTGGTTCTCTCTCAAAGCAGTGATCTGGAATATCGAATTCATCATCGATAGCAGACTTAAATACAAACACATTATCCAACGTATCTTTGACAGCAGGACACTGTGACATAAGAGATCCAGGAATCTTCTCCTGGTGAAGGTTTGTAAAAACTTTTTCTGGTTTGCGATACAGCATAGCCAGTGACTGCTGACTAGGAATGTAGTTTGCTGGTGCCCAGTAGATAGTAATTTCTTCTGACATTTATGGCAACATCAAATCGGGGGTAGACTTAATCAAACCATGAGTCAAAGCCCATTTGTTAATAAGCTTATAGGACACATGCATATCCTTAGCGATCTGTCGAACTGTCTTGGTTTGTAGCTGTTCTGCTAGCCACGAAGCATCTTGGTACGATTTGACGTATCCGTCTTTCATTGTTTCCATATTCTCTCCTTTATGGTTTGGTATCTAATTTTATCAGACACTATTTCTTTTTGCAAGTACAGGTATCTCCACACATAAACGTCACCACTTCCCCATAGGGCATACGGCCTTCTCTAACGTTGTTTTAAGCTTCATGTAGCATCCACACTTACGACATTTTGTTAGACGCTTATCTAGCCACTCACAGCCTTTACAAATTTCTAAACGCTGCTCAATGAGTTCTCTATCTGATCTCGGTTGTGATGGATCAAACAGATCTGTAAACTTTACGTCTTTGGCCATACATCTATTTTATCACGTCTTAAGCATTGAGTTCAGATAATTCATTTCGTGCTCTGCACTAACAAAGCCAGTGCCTTCAGTGGTCTTACAGTCTACACAAAATTTAATAATCATGTATCCGCCATTGTGGCTATCGGTTTGACCTATTTTCCAATTATGTTTACAATCCATAATCTACTATATCAAATTTTCGACGGTATCAATCAGCTTGTCTGATTCCGAAGGAGGCATTGTCCACAAAAGTATAACTCCCCATAATCGGTCATAGTATTAAACCAATATATATCTGATCTATGCCGTATGAGGAGCTATAGATATATTGTACACCCATTTGCAAAGGTTTGTCAAGGTTTGAAAGAAAAACCCCTAGCCGTAAATTGGAATGTGAGATCTACGGTTAGGGGAGCTTGGTTTTCTTGACTGGGATTTATAGTATAGCAAAGAAAATCCCCCACCTGCCGCAGCCTCCGATGGGGGATCCAATAGGTCGTCGGCTTTCGCAGAGGTCTCTATTGTTACTCTTTGTGGGAAGGACTTCCTTCACCATGATGTGGCCTAGTAAACTACGCCGAGAAGGACCTTGTCTTCTCATTAATACGATTATAGCAAAGAAAATCTCCCCTTGCAAGCAGAAGGGGAGATCGAGACAATTCTATTGTAGCACCCCACCGAGGAATTGAACCCCGTCCAACAGGTTTGGAATCTGTCATGCTGCCGTAACACTTGTGAGATAGAAACCACTCTTGTATGTACAGAGGAGTGGTGAACATATCAATTATAGCAAACAATTTTACACATTGCAACAACATGTAAAGAAAATCGCAAAAACTTTACATATCGCCTAACATGTCTTAGGTCAAATGAAAGACAACTTTACTTTTTAGAAAACAAATGAAAGTTAAATGAGGTTTACTTGCATTTAATGCCTTGTATATCCGTCACTAAGTGGTTTAATGCCTGTTATATTCGTCATTATTCAACTATTCGGGATTTCCGAACAGTTCAGTTATTCGGTTTTTCCGAACAAGTCAAATCAGTACGTACCCTCCGAAAACCAAGAAAAGTTGGTGTCAAACCACAATAATTGGTCTAAATCTTACCGATCGTTCCCAAAAGTGGGAAAAGACTCTAGAGATTCCCAAATATAGGAATACCGTTATCATTTCGTTACCATTCTGTTACATATCTGTAACATTTACCCATATTCAAACCATATTCTCGAATCCTGGGAGTAGGAGGTTTGAGGTTTGGGTATGTAATTCTCACCGCGAACTTTACGCCGTCGAGCTTTGCGATGCTTATTCATCTTAGTTATCAACATGTTGTGGATAACTTTTAAAAAGGACACTATAATAGTAATATCATGACAATTTCGGAATGGCAGGGGATTCTAGGTTTAATCATAGCAATATCAGCTGTAGCAGGAATTGTCTTTGCTATTCTACGTTTCTATATCAGAGCATTTGCTAAACAAGAATTAGAAGATATCAGACACGAACTGAAGCCTAATAGTGGATCGTCTATGAAAGATCAGGTAACACGGCTAGAAGCGAATCAGAAAGTGATTACGGAAACTCAGAAAACAGACAGTGAAAGATTTGATCACAAACTAGACAAGCTGGAAGATAAGGTCGACAAGATGTTCGAAATAATTCTTAAGCACTTTGGTAACAACTAATCCCTTATATATTAATATATATATACTAGATATCTTAGCTAGCTGTTATAGTTCTCTTATCAATTATTACAATTATACACACAAGTTCCTATCTCTTGATACCAAAACCTCATATTCTTTGATAACATTTTGATAACGTTATGATTATGTTATAATTTTATATAGCTACTACTTAGGTTTTCTCTCTCATACCCACTTACCTAGGTAGTAGCTTTTTTAATGCCCTCCTGATTTCTTATTATTTAATGGTATAATTAAACTGATCTTGTTAAAGATCTAAGGAGACGGTATGACTATTTATGACTGCCCAGCCATGAGCTGGCAAGACTTTTTAAATATCCCTAATGGGGAAACAGTATTTAACCACGGAGCATCAGAATGTGTTGCTCTAGCAAACCTTTACAACGAGGGTGTGCTTGGTGGAGGATTCGTTGCAGTAGGCTCAGCACTACAATGGTGGACTAATGGAAACGTAGCTACCGTACATGGATTTGATCGTATTGACTCGAATCCACAGGTAGGAGATATCTTCATTGCTTCCTGCGAAATCTACAACTGCCAGTTTGGTCACATCGGTGTAGTTGTACGTGCATGGGACGGTTCTACTTTTGGAACTATGGAACAAAACGTGTACGGTGAGTTTGTTTCTCGTCACGACAGAACTATGGCAAACGTTGACGGATTCCTTCGTCCACAGAACCAGTCACATCTTGCACCACCAGCAGCACCAGCACTAGCTGGCAATCAGCGTATTGCAGGACCAAACGGTGCTAACCGTCGTGCAGAGCCAAACACACAAGGAGCAATCCTTGAGCCACACCTAGAGGCAGGCACTGTAGGTAACTTTGTGAACTTTATTCACGGAGAAGATCCATACGGCAACGGTAACGATGTTTGGTTCCAGGGTATCTCTGGAAACTGGTTCTACTCTGGGGCATTCGAGGATCAAGGAACTCACGACCTAAATGATGTAACGGTGTACGCACCTATTCCAGCACCAACAGAGCCAGTAGCTCCAACTCCTACAGAACCAGCAACTCCTCCCAAGGAAGAGATTGTTATTACTGTTGAGACAGAAAAAGAAAAAGAGATCACAGTAACAAAGCCTTCAGTTAAACCTGAAAATATCGAACATAAGGAGGACACTATGTCAACACCATCAGCAAAACCATCCGCAACTGACGCTCAGATTAAGAAACTCATTGCAACCTCAGATGTTTGGGAACCAGTTCAGGACCCCAATGCACCTGTAATTCCAGACAACGTAGCTAAGCCACTATGGCTTGTACTTGCACTGGTATCTTCGTCTACACCATACGCATTTGGTCTAACCGTTGTAGATTGGGCATCTTGGGATGCAACTATCGCTACACAGGCTGCAGCCCTGATCGTAGCATGGTCTGGAACACTTGCTTCTGTACTAGGGCTTTCTCGCTTTAGTAAAAGCAGTGCAAAGTAGTAATACATAATTCCACCAAACTGAGTACCCCTGCTGAATAAGTGGGGGTATTCTTTTTGCCTAATATAAAAATGCCAATGGTGTATAATGTAATTACTTAAACTTTTATTTAGTTAAGAATTTTTTGGAGGCCCAATTTTAGATGGCAATTATCCTGCACAGGCGTGGATCAGATGATGATTGGACGACCAGTAATCCAATTCTAGCTGCCTCCGAGCTTGGATATGTAACAACTGGAACCAACGCAGGTAAATTTAAAATTGGTGATGGAGTTACTCCATGGAACGAACTAGCATTTTATGCATCTGGTGGTGGAGAAAGTAGCGGTGTTGCTGCTATGCCTGCAGGCTCAATTCAGCCATGGCCATCCAATACTATTCCAGAAGGATGGCTGCTCTGTGACGGTTCTGCTGTATCAAGAACAACCTATTCAGATCTTTTTGCAGTAATTGGCACAAGCTACGGTATTGGTGATAACTCTACCACATTTAATTTGCCTAACCTTAAGGGTAGAACAATTGTTGCACTTGACTCTAGTCAGACAGAGTTTGATACCCTCGGAGAAACTGGTGGCGTTAAATCTACAACACTAGCTGAAGCTAATATTCCTCAGCACGCACATAGCATTAATCACAACCACGGTGCTTTTGATACAGCTTCTGGAGGTGCACACAAGCACTGGATCTCCGCTGCAGCAAGAGACGATGCAAACTTCTCTACAATGGGTTCAAGCAATACGCAGGACTACGGTCTAGCCGCAGACGCTGGATCTTGGAGTATTGACGATACTAATAAAGATTTTGGAAGATACTCTTCTACAACTGGATCATCTCACACACACTCAATTGACGTTCCAAACTTTGAGGGTACTTCTGGAAACTATGGAACTGCTAGCCCAACACCAGTAAGTGCTTTACAGCCATACATTATTTTAAACTACATCATTAAGCATTCTATTTATGATGGACTACAGGGTCCAACAGGTCCAACAGGTCCACAAGGTGCCACTGGACCTCAAGGTCCAACTGGAGCTACTGGTCCACAGGGTAATCAGGGAGAGACTGGACCGACTGGTGCTCTAGGTCCTACTGGACCAACTGGAGATCAGGGTATTCAGGGTATCCAGGGTGAGACAGGCCCTACGGGTGCACAAGGCCCAACAGGCCCAACAGGACCTCAAGGTATTCAAGGTGTGACAGGCCCACAGGGTGAGACAGGCCCTACAGGTGCTATTGGTCCGACTGGACCTACGGGAGCAACTGGTGCAGATTCTATGGTTACAGGACCAACTGGTCCCACAGGTGCTACTGGGCCTCAAGGTGATTTTGGTGGTGCTACATTTGATTATAACTATTTGACTAGCACGGTAGATGAAAATCCTGGATCTGGAAACTTAAATCTTAACAATACTCTTTCCACAGCAACAGAGCTTTACATTAGTTGGACGGATGCAGACGGAGTATCTATACAAAACTATCTAGAAACAATTGATGATTCAACATCTGCTATTAAGGGTCACTTTAAGATGTATGAAGTTGCCAATTCTGACAACTATGTCTATTATTCTATTACTGGCAACCACTATTACCACGATTCATATTATGAGCTACCCATTGCTTACCTTTCTGGTTCTGTTACATCTTGGACAAATGGTCAAGATATCGCAATTACCTTTGTTCGTACTGGTGACAAGGGTGACATTGGTCCAACAGGTCCAACTGGTGCTACTGGAGAGCAGGGTATCACTGGACCAACTGGTGCACAGGGAGATACTGGACCCATAGGACCCACTGGTCCCACTGGTGCTCAGGGTATTCAGGGAGAAACTGGTCCTACAGGTGCACTAGGACCAACAGGTTCTACTGGACCAATCGGAAGTCTTTACTACTACGGAGAAGACCCACCATTAGATCCAACAATTGGTGATCGATGGATTGATTCCGCCACAAGCTTTGAGTATACCTGGGTTGACGATGGTACATCTACTCAATGGGTAGAAACTCGTGGTAGCGGTTATGTTGGTCCAGCTAATGAATTGTCTATCGGAACCGTTACTACTGGTACCCCAGGACTTGACGCTGAAGCAACTATTACTGGAGATGCACCATTCCAAACTCTTAACCTTGTTATTCCAGAAGGTATTCAGGGTGAGGTTGGACCAACTGGTCCGACAGGTCCTCAAGGAATTCAGGGAGAGACTGGGCCAACTGGAGCAATAGGTCCCACAGGACCAACAGGACCTCAAGGTATTCAGGGAGAGACAGGACCAACAGGACCAATCGGTCCTACTGGTGCCGACTCTACTGTTACTGGTCCTACTGGTGCTCAGGGAAGCACAGGACCAACAGGACCTCAAGGAGACACTGGACCAGCAGGTCTTGGATTCCCAACTGGTGGTCTTGAGGGCATGGTTCTTGCAAAGAATTCAAATGCTGACTATGACACAGAGTGGATCATTCCATCTTCTGGGGGTAGCACAACATACGTAGGTCCAACAGCACCATTGCTTCCAGTAGAGGGAGCAGGATGGTTTAACTCTGAGACTGGTATTAAATATATCTATTACGAAGATGTTGACTCAGCACAGTGGGTATCAACAACTGGTATTGCGTATCAGCCAAGTGTTTCAAACCTAAACGATCTTCTTGACGTAGATATTACATCGCTTACAGACGGAGATATCGTTAGATACGATTCTGCAACGTCTTCCTGGAAAAACACGAATGACCTAGACGCCATTGTAAAGCTTAATGCTCAAACAATTTCTTCAAACCTTTCCATTCCTTCGGGGTATAATGGAATGAGTGCAGGTCCACTAACAGTCTCAGATGGCGTTATTGTGACCATTGCAGATGGTTCAGCTTGGAGTATTGTTTAATGAGTCAGTTAAGAGTAAATAACATTGGAAACCTAGATGGGTCTAAGATAGATTCCACTAGCGATATTGTCGATGTTGCGTTGCGTAATGACGTTGCCTACGCACAAATCAATAAGATTGCAGCAACAAGCTTTGGTTCTGGGCATCAAAATATTTTATGGGACGAGGTAACGACAAGCAAAAATATATCTTTGCTTGCTAACCAAATATACTTTGCACTACCAGGTACATATCAAATTACTCTAGGTATGAGAATTGGTAATACGGCTGCAGATGTTTGGACTGGTATAAATGTTTTTTATCCAGCAACCAGCACAATTATTGCACGAAGCTATGGAACTGGAAATATCGCAAACGATGCAGGTGCCATGCACTACACACTGCTTGTAGATATTACAAATGCAAACCAGCCCTACCAAGTAAGACTGTACCGTGCCAGTGCAACTCTGATTCAGTCAACACCAGATACAGAAGCAGGTAGGGCTATTGTTATGACGATTGTGAAGGTAAGTTAATGAGTACTTTAAAAACAAACAAGGTTGAAAACGTTGCAGGAGATGTCGGACTTCAATTCGATCCTGTATCTAAACGTATTGAGCTTATTAGTAATGGATTTGTTTTAAATTTTGATGGTATTAATATCGTACCCCAGGATAAAAGCAGACAACAGTTTACCTTTTCTGCATCAGATCAAAGCTGGGTAGTACCAACTGGTGTCACAAGAATTTACGCAAAGCTATGGGCAGCTGGTGGAGCTGGTGGAGGACCAGGATGGTCTTCTGGATCTTTTGGTGGTGGCGGAGGCCACACCCGTGGAATCGTTCCAGTTACACCAGGAGAAACCTTAACTATTCGTGTACCACGTGGTGGATACTCTCAGCCAGGAGCAACAAACGCACCATTCGGTGGTGGATCTTCTACTGGTGGTGGTGATAATCAGTACGCTGGTGGCGGTGGTGGATACTGTGCAATATTTAGAGGAACTACCCCACTTTTGATTGCTGGAGCTGGCGGCGGAGGCGGTTGCCAAACTGGTAGCTATGGCCAGAATCACGGAGGTGCTGGTGGAGGACTGACTGGTCGTCGTGGTGACTGTGGAAGAAATAACGTATCATACACTGGAGGTGGAGGTACTCAGACCGCTGGAGGATCTGGTGGTAACGGTACAAGTGCTACTGGTAATGCTGGCTCATATTTGCAAGGTGGTTCTGTAAATGGAAACGTCTATGGTGGTGGAGGTGGTGGTGGCTATTACGGTGGTGGCTCTGGCTCTTACGGTGCTTCTGACATGGCTGGCGGTGGCGGTGGTTCAGGTTATGTCGCACCAGCAGTAATCATGGGTTCAACATATTCAGGTACTGGAAGGTATCCAGCAGGAACAGACGACATTGATTACCCTGCAAGCACTGTGTCGAACTACACATCTGTTGGTTTTGGAGGAGTTCAGACATCTCATGGTGGAGACGGATTCCTGGTAATATATTACTAGGAGATAAATTATGGCATCAACAATTAAAGTAGACAACATTCAAAACTCGTCAAGCCAAGACCTGTTTGTTAATGGCTATCCGAGGCAGCCAGGATCTGTCATTGAGTATTTAACAGGTCCTTGCGATGGACTAACTGCAACTGTTGGATCTGGAACATATACCTTTCCAAACGTAACTGGAACGCAAGACTTCTCCACAACTTACTTGGATATTACTGGTAGCACTATTGCCTACACTCCACCTGCAGGAACTTCTCGTGTAATTTATAGGTTTGACTTTTCTTACGGTTGGCGTGATACAGCTCACTCAATTCAGCATTACAAATTTTTTATTGATGGCGTAGAAGTTGTTTATGCAAGACATAGCAAGTCCGCACAATATCTTGAAAATAAGTCAACGTTTGAGTGGACAATCCCAATTGGTGGGTCCCCTAATACAAACACTGGTAGACAATCTGGATGGACAACCCCCAAAACACTAAAGCTTCAAGCACGGCGTTATGCCAACGTATCTAATGGTGGAGTAATTCACGGTTCCTATTATTGGGACGGTGGCGGTTTGTCGAACCAATTCTGTATGCCAACACTTAGTATCATAGCTATTGCTTAGGGTATAATTAGATAATGGCCGAAATAAATTTTCCTGCTAGCCCATCTGAAGGTGACGAGTACGCAAATTACGTTTATAACTCCGCTTCTGGGTGGAATAAGATGCCACCACCAAGCTTGCTTGACCTGGAAAACTTCTCTGGCTCTGGTACACCAGTAGACAACTCTTTAATTCAATATACATCTGCTTCTGGATGGAAAGCAGCTCCAGGATTATACTTTCCAATAGGTGGTATAAGTGTTTTTGCAGGATCTACTGCTCCCTCTGGGTTTTTAATCTGTAATGGTCAAGTTGTTGACAAAGCCACATACCCCAAACTTTTTAGCATCATTGGATCTATATACAATACTGGTTCAGAATCTTCAACTCAATTTAGGTTGCCAGACCTTCTTAGCAGAGTTGCGGTTGGCAAGAGTGATATTAGCTCTAACTTTAATCGTATGGGTAAAAACGGGGGTACGAGAACACACACTCTTACCGTTGCAGAAATGACAGAACACACTCATAGACAAGATGAACACACACATACACAAAACTCGCACGCTCACACGCAAGACTCTCATAACCACGGTATGACCATCTCCTGGCAGCCATCTGGTTGGGAAGCTGCAAACTTTGGCCTGGGGTTTTTTACAACATATAGAAACATTTGTGCGGTAACTGGTGGTTGGGATATCGGCACATCTGGTGTAGCACCAGCAATTCAGGGAAACACTGCCACAAACAACGCAACAACGGCTACCAATCAGGCAGCTGGTGGAGGTTTAGAACACAACAATATTCAGCCCTACCTGGTTACAAATTACATCATTAGATATGAATAGCGTTTAAGGTATAATTAGTAATATGGCAGATCTTAATTTTCCAGCAAGTCCAGTTGACGGCGACACGTACCTTGACTATGTTTATGATGATGCAACAGATTCCTGGATTTTAAAACGTGGTATATCTATTGAAAAGATTAATGATGTAAAAATAACTTCTCTAGGTAATGATCAAATTATTACCTATAGCAATTCCCAGTCTAATTGGGTAAATTCCTCTAACACATTTGTTCCTACAGGTGCCATCTTTCCATATCCAGCAGAGATTGCACCACAAGGATACTTGGTATGCAATGGACAGATTATTTCTCAGTCAGAGTATTCAAAGCTTTATTCGGTAATTGGTTCATCTTATAATGTTGGTGGAGAACCTTCAGGAACTTTTAGACTGCCAGATCTTGCATCTAGGGTTCCAGTAGGAGTAGATTCTTCGCAAACAGAATTTACCCCATTGGGAAAATCTGGTGGGGCAGAAACACACAAGCTTTCCATAGAAGAGTTGGCTACACACACTCATACTCAGAATGCTCATACGCACACTCAGAACGCACACAACCATACCCAAAGCTCACACAGCCACTCCGCTACCTTTGGTTTTGGTGCACCAGGTGGTTCTGCAGGCTATGGATTCTTCGGTTCGTTTAGAAACCGTGTTGGTGTAACTGGTGGTTGGGGTTTGGGGACAAGCTCTTCTCAACCAGGTATTGACGGAAGAGTAGCAACTAATCAAAATGCTCGTGCAGAGAACCTACCTACTGGTGGAGATCTGCCACATAACAACGTTCAGCCATACCTAGTAACAAACTACATCGTTAAGGTATAATTATATAATGGTCGAAATAAACTTTCCAAACTCCCCTGCAGATCAAGACAGGTTTGAGTCTTTTGTTTATGATGGCACACTAGAAGTCTGGAACCTAAACGACCTAGAATCTATTAATGATATTGGTGACGTTAACGTTTCATCACCAGCAGACAAGGCAACACTTCTTTTTAATGAAGATTCTCAGGAATGGGTCGACGGACCTCCAGCAGTCTTTACGGGACAGGTATTTGCATTTGTTGGAAGCTCGGCACCAAGTGGATACTTGCTTTGTGATGGCTCGGCTGTTTCTCAAACAACTTATAGCGACCTATACTCTGTTGTAGGAATTTTATACAACACTGGATCTGAAGGTTCTGGAAACTTTAGACTTCCAAACCTTAAGGGCAGAATTCCTGTTGGATTTGATAACGGAGCAGCTTGGTCAGACTTTAGACCAATTGGCAAGACTGGTGGAGAAAAGTCGGTAACTCTAAATACAACTCAAATACCCTCACACAACCACACACAGCTTCCACACAATCACATTCAAAATTCTCACGACCATACACAGCCATCTCATAGCCACTCTATCAACCAACAGTTCTACCCCTCTGGTTGGGAAGGTGCAAACTACGGTACTGGATTCTATGGATCGTTTAGAGGTAGAACAATTATTCAGTCATCAACTGGTATTGGAAGTGACGGTCGTGCACCTGCAATTCAAAATACAACAGCTACTAACCAAAACACTACCGCTGTAAATCAAAATGCAGGCGGTGGGCAAGCTCACAATAATTTGCAACCCTACGTTGTGGTACAATATATTATTAAGACTTAATGGAGAAACTATGCTAGTACCTACAAATGCCACTGCTGAAGCTATTGAAAAGATGCAACAGCAAAATTTTGGGTACCAAAGCCAGCTAGACACTCTTACCGCTCTTCTTGAAGATAACGAGAGACTTATATTAGAGCTTTCACCAGCAGCCACCTGGGAAGAAGTGGAAGATCCAGACACCTCTGACACAGACCCAGAAGACGGCTTGCTTGATATTCCATTCCCACCACCAATTAATCCAGAATTGGATACAACAAGCTAGTAGGAAATAATCATGCCAGTAAACTTTCCTACCAGTCCAGCTCTCAACGACACCTATACTTACTCTGGTCGTGTCTGGAAGTGGAATGGAAAAGCGTGGGAATCCATTAGCTCTAGCTATGGACCAACTGGACCTCAAGGTCTTTCTGCATACGAGGTAGCGGTCGATAACGGTTTTATTGGAACCGAGTCCGAATGGCTGGCTGCCTCGCTTAATACAATAGAGGGCAACAACATTAAAGTTACAGTAGCTGAGAATGCACCAACAAGTCCCGATACTGGCGACTTGTGGTTTTGGTAGGTGATTAGCTAATGGCATGGTCCACAACGATCAACTCGTCTCAAACAACCAACCCAGCAAACAACACGTCTACAGTATTTGTTAGTCTTACATTTAGTGCAATTAACCAGGGTTATTCTGGCTATAACACGTCGTTTGTTTTATATGTTGGTGGCAACCTGGTTGCTAACGCAGCAGGACCATCAGCACTAAATACCGACGGTGCTGGAACAGATACCTGGACATCAGGAACATATTCCTACACATTTACACACGATGCCAACACTGGAACTCGTGGAGCTGTAGGAACTTCTGGAACATTCTATGGTAGTGGAGGATTTTCTCCACCAGCAAGCGGTGTTAGTGGAACTGGAACAACGTACGGTGCACTTGATTACGATCGTAGCCCAACAACACCAACTATATCTTCGGTAGTTCGTAGCTCAGACGGTAGTCAGATTACAACTTTTAATTTTTCTGGCGGTGTCAATAACAGCGGACCAACGGTAACTTATACCTATGAGTATGCAACCGACTCTGGAATGTCTCAAAATTATGGAACAGCTAGCTCTTTACCTTTCAGCCTTCCATCAGCGACAACCGCATACTACTTTAGGGTTAAGGCTGTAAATGCTGATGGAACCAAATATTCATCCGTTACCAGTATCAGACCAGGTGTCCCCACGGCACCAGCGTCGCTAACATATGTAAAGACTGGAAGAAACGTGGCACTTACAGCAACGGCATCTTCTGGTAGCGGTGGTGGTACAATCTCGTCGTATTCTGTGCAATACCGAACTAGCTCAGATGGCGGATCGAACTGGGGTAGTTGGGGAAACACTCAGACCATGACATCCCTACAATACACATACTCGTTGCTACCGCCAGCACTAACTTATGACTTTAGAGTTTTTTCAACTAATGAGCTTGGAAACAGTTTAACAACCTCTATTGCAGCACCATTTTTTGTTGCAGCAGGTGGCAAGAGGTGGAACGGAACGGCTTTTGTTGCAACTCAAACTGCCAAGAGGTGGACTGGAACAGCTTGGATAGATCTTACAGTTGCAAAAAGGTGGAACGGTTCTTCTTGGGTAGATCTTTCTTGATGTATAATATTATTAACAGATAGGAAAGTATGAGAGTAGCAGTTTACACAATTGCATTAAATGAAGAACAGTTTGTACAGCCATGGTACGAGTCTGCAAAAGAAGCAGACTATCTATTAATTGCAGATACTGGGTCTACCGATGAAACAGTGCAGCGTGCACTTGAGCTTGACATTGATGTTGCTCATATATCGATTAAGCCATGGAGGTTTGACGATGCTCGTAATGCATCTTTGGCTGCTTTGCCAGATGATATAGATATCTGCATTGCATTAGATATGGACGAGGTGCTTTTGCCAGGGTGGAGAGAAGAGCTTGAAAAAGCTTATACTCAGAATGCTACTAGGCCAAGATACAAATATACTTGGAACTGGAAAGAGGACGGCTCGCCAGGACTACAGTATGGTGGAGACAAGATTCATGCACGTCATGGATATAGGTGGAAGCATCCAGTACACGAAGTTATTGTAGCTGATCGCATACAGGAAAAGCAGGTTTGGTGTGATTTAGAAATTCATCATCACGCAGATAACTCAAAGTCAAGGTCTTCCTATTTGCCATTGCTAGAACTTTCCGTGAAAGAAGATCCTTTTAATGATCGTAATGCATTTTACTATGCTAGAGAGCTAACATTTTATGGACAGACTGATAAAGCAATTAAAGAGCTTAATAGATACCTGTCACTCCCAACTGCAACGTGGGGTGCAGAAAGAGCTAGAGCACATAGGTATTTAGCACAGTATGATACCGACAATGCGGAAAGCCACCTAAAGAATGCAATTAAAGAAGATTCTGGTAGACGAGAGCCAATTGTAGACTTGGCTATGATGTATTACAGAAATGGCGAATGGAGAAACTGTTATAGAGCAGCATTAGACGCTTTACAAATAAGAGAAAAGCCTTTAGACTATCTTTGTGAAGAGTTTGCTTGGGGGGATGCTCCATACGATCTAGTAGCTATATCTGCATATCACTTAGGATTAAAACCAACAGCAATCAAGTATGGTAAAAAGGCTGTGGCCCTAAATCCAAACGATGAAAGACTGCAAGCTAACCTGAAGTTTTATTTAAACAAAGACTAGTTATGTTATAATTGGGGTATGGCTAATATTGGATCCTCAACATTTGACTCATTGATTCCTGACATCACTGACATTGCCGATATCCAAAAAGCATTTAAGCTTTATCACTTTGGAAATACTGAACTGACCCAAACTTCTGGTCAGGGTATTTGGGGACACCTAACATCTATTAGCTCTGCTGTTGCCACTAAAGCAAATATCGCTAGTCCTACATTTACTGGTACTGTCACAATGCCAGCTGGAACAATTTCTTCTGTAGCACTAAAGCTAGTTGCAGGCACAAACCTAACAACTCCAGTAGCAGGTGCTGTAGAGTTTGACGGAACAAACTTATACTTTACCCCGTCATCGCTAAGTAGAAAAACTGTAGCTTTTACTGACTCGAACATTACTGGCACCGCAGCAGCGGCACAGTCTGTTTTGTACTACGGTGGGTCTTCTGGATCCATGAACTATTCGGCACCCAATAAGAAAATTTTTACTGGATCGACTCCACCATCATCTGGTGTGGCAGTTGGCGACATCTGGATGTGGTAGTCAATGGCATGGTCCACAACAATCAACACGTCGCAAACGACTAATCCAAGTAATAATACATCTACAGTTTATGCTAGCCTAACGTTTAGTGCTATTAACCAGGGGTATTCAAACTATACAACTACCTTCAATATTTACATTGGAGGAAACCTTGTAGCAAACGATGTAGGTCCTAGAGCACTAAATACAGACGGTTCTGGTACTGATACTTGGACATCTGCGACATACTCGTATACCTTTACGCATGATGCAAATGGTGCTCGTGGTACAGTAGCTACTTCGGGAACCTTTTATGGTCAAGGAGGCTTCTCTCCCCCATCTAGTGGTGTTGGTGGTACTGGTACAACTTTTGGTGCTCTTAATTATGACAGAATTCCAAATACACCCACAACGCCTTCTTTTGTCTCTAGAAATAGAGAATCTATATCGATGTCGACAAGTGCAACGCTTCCTGGCGGTAGCCCATCGGCACCATCCATCACATCTTATACTTGGCAGGTAAGTACTGATGCCATTTCCTGGAATACAATTTCTGGACAAAGTGGATCAACGCTAAACTATACAGCACCATCGGCAACAACACAGTACTATTTTAAAGCACTTGCCACAAACTCTGAGGGTAGCAGTGCCTACTCTTCTCCTAGTGCTATTGTCGCAGCTGCACCGTCACAACCAGCTTCTCCCACTCTAGAAAGAAACGGTCTAGACGTTTCGGTGGGATTGACAGCACCAGCAACAAACGGAAGTACTCTTACATCTTTTTCTCTAGATTACTCTACAAGCTCTTCGTTTACAGCACCACCAACAGGAGACACGATTACCATTGGAAGTATCATTGGCTCTAGTCAGGCTGTAGAAGACCTAACACCAGGAACAACTTATTATTTTAGATATAAGGTGGGGTCTAACAGAGGAGACTCTCTATACTCTCCAATTTCTAATATTTCAATTCCAGCAATACCTGCCGCACCATCAATACCCTCAGCACTCACAAAGCAGGTTAGAAAAGTTACTATTGACTGGAACGTACCATCTGGCACTGGATTTACAATTTCTGGTTACGAGGTTCAGGCAAGATACAGCAGCGACAATGGATCAACCTGGGATACCTCTTTTGAAAACCTTGGAACTACAAACAGCAGCACGACCATCTTTGTTACTTCAGATTTAAATATTGCAAAGCTTTACCAGTTTAGAGTAAGAGCGTTAACGGACATTGGTAACTCAGATTATTCGGACACATCGTCTGTAACAGAGTTTAACAGTGTTTTTATATCTGCTTATGGGTACAGGCATGATGGTACAAACTTTGATACTGCAATTCAGTTTGCGGCTAGGTACACTGGTAACTCGGAAGACTCTATTAATGTCGGTGGAACTGTCTACTCTGGATGGAAGACGATTGAGAACGTTAAAAGATACGACGGCTCAGACTTTATATCTTTGACTCAATAGATAAATAATTAAAACCTAATATGGTAAGATTGTCTTAGGTGAATTAATTGTCAACTCCATCAAATCTTTATGCGGAAAAAGTGTTTTCGGAACACCCCATTGCATTGTGGGCACTTGACGATAAGTGTGACTACATTAGTTACATAAGTGAGTTAAATAGAAGATTCTATGACTACACAAATCAGTGGTTGTATACTGGCATGACACCGTCCTCTGGAGAGAGTGGCACAGTTGTAGAGTTCTCGTCAACATCTGCTGTTGTAGATGAAAAGTTTGTTTTTCAAGATTCTGCGGTAACAAAAATTACTCCACCAGCACTCACTGTAGGTCAAACAGGAAGCTTTACAGTAAGTAGTAGATTTACGATTGACGTAGTCAGCAGGTCTTTCTCTGTAGCACTCTACGAATATTCTGATGTGGTACTAAATAGCGTAGAGATATCGGCTACAGCAACTGGGTACTCTCAAACAGAAACGTTCCTAAATCTTCAGGCAAATAAACAAAATCATCTTTGTGCAACCTTTAGCACTACAGAAGAAGTTGATGACATAACCATTTCTATTGAGATTACATACCCATATTCTGCAACGGCTACAGAGATTTATCTAAATGGACTCTCTGTTGGATCTTTTAGTGAGGAGTTTTCTGCAACATCTCTGGGAATTGATTACCAACAGCAGATCCCTACAAACATTGCTCTTTCGCAGCGTAATGGCGTAAAGGCATTAGCTTATGGGTCAGAGCAGGACTATGGGTACTACCTGCTATCCGACACAACATTGCTTGCAAAAAACTCCAGTATTCCAATGGTATATGGTGCATCAAACTCTACTATTCTTCACGAGGCCAGCCAGACAGAGCCACACCTGATTCTTCCAGGAAAAGGCTTTATGAATGAGAAGGGAAAGACTAATACCCTTACCCTAGAGGCATGGCTGAGAATTAACTCAAACAATGCATCTGAAAGAATAATTGGACCAATTGCATCAGAAGACGGTTTATATGTTGATGGACCATTCCTAGTTCTAAGAGTTGACGATAAGACTTGTTCTCACTTTGTCGGTGAATGGTTTAGACCAATGCTGGTAGATGTAACTGTAAGCAGTTCCACCGCAGCGTTAATGGTGAATGGAGAGTATGTTGCATCTATAGATCTTTCCGATTCAAGCCACACATATGCTTCACCAGAAAATTCAAGCGGTCAAAGTCAGGACTGGATCGGTTTTTACTGTTACGCCAATGTTACTTCTATTGAGGTAGACTGTGTAGCAATCTATCCATACGAAGTTAGCGAAATTCTGGCAAAGAAAAGATTTGTTGCTGGACAGGGTGTTGTCTATCCTCAAGACATCAACGTAGCCTACTCTGGCGAGTCTATTTTTATCGATTATATCTATGCTAATTACGCAAAGAATTATGAGTTTCCAACAATCTCTAGTTGGCAGCAAGGCTTCTTTGACAACTTAGATGTTTCATCAAAAAAGCTTTCATCTCCAACTTATCAGCTACCAAGCATTTCTTCTAGCGGAGGATCTGAGTACACAATATCTAAGTTACAAAAAGATCTTAACCCAACATACGGTGCAATATCGCTAAGAGAGCCATCCGACTGGTCTAATAAGAATTCCTACCTGTACTTCCCATCACTAAATATTCTTCAGACACCAGTTTCTGCTATTTTGGGTGTATTTTATAAATCAGAAAGCGATTCCTCTACAAACAGACAAACACTAGTTAAGGTTATTAATACACTAAATGATAGCTATGTTCGTATCTCTTTAGAGGATGAAACACTTAGGTATTCCTACAAGGTTATGGGCCAGTCAGAGTTAACCCTTGACTATAGTGGCGAAGAAGATACGACAGAAATTACAAAGGGTGACTTCTTTTCTGCAGGTATCGATATTGCAAAGATTTCTGAACAATACCCAGAACTCAAGCAGTTTTTCTCAAACAGAAACTCTCTATCTGTCATGATAGGAGGAGACTATGCTGGCACAGACACTGCACTAGATACCACGTTTACTGGAAGAATGCACAATATAAGTTTTTGTACTGAAAAAAATGCACAAGAGTTTGAATCATTATTTAGCTTAGATGGAATACTTGATAAGACAGAAACAACTCTTCCATCAGCAAGCTACACACTAATTCTTAGCGATGTCTCTGGAGTACAGAAAATCGAGGTAAGCACAAAATCCTACTGGCAATCACATGTACCACTTTCATCACTATCCAAATTACAGACTAGCTCTACTGGAGTAGTTAGCGATAATATAGACTTTATTCAGATTAACCTCGACTATCCACAAACCAGACCAACAACAACTGGAGAACTGGACCCAAGACTTGATGATGTAAAGACCTTTGTTACGTTTCAGTATATTTCTGACGGGGCAAATAAAGCTTTGTCTGAATTCACATCTTTAACCTTTGACTCTGAAAAGATATTCGTAGTAGACCCAGGGTCAAGCTCAGAAGACTGGACAGAAACAAAGTATCAAGTTATTGATGGAACTATTATTTATCCACCAGAGCTTGAAAATGGTGAGTCCTATGCAGACTTAGCACTTTGCATTCACATGGAACTTGTCGCTAATAATTCTTTAAGCAATAAACTATTTACTAGGTTTTTAAAGCTTGGGTCTCAAAGCTTGTCAGATAACTCTTCTGTGGCGTCTTCACCAATCAATAAGGTTGGAACAAAGTTTGGTAAGGGTGTTTACCCATACAAAGAAAACGCTACAAACGGATTCCCAGGAAATATTTCTTATAAGGCAAAGAACCCATTTAGAATATTCAGAGGCTCTGGACCACACCTATACCTAACCCACAACTCTGGAATTTCTATTGCTGGAGAATATGATGCTGATGTCAAGAGAGGATTGTTTGCACGATTAAACAGGGATGCTTTTGCGAATACAAACATTAGTTCTTTGCAGATGTCTGTTCTCTGGAATAACAAATTATTCCCAGAAACTGCTCAAAAGATTTTTGAGATTGACGCATCTACTGGTGTCTATAATTTCTATGTAGAGGCAGTAGACGGGTTACGTAGACGTGGAAAGATTACTGTAACTCTGACATCTGGTACGGTTGAGGCCTCAACAAATACAGTATTCTTTTACTGGAATGGCAACGTCGTTGCTAACCCCGTTATCACATTAGGGGAGTGGGGAATGCTAGGGATTGTTTTTAAGCCTTACCTAGTATTTAACAACTCTGTGGGATATATTAAGTTTACTTCTCCAATGATTATTAACAACCTTTCTACATACCAGCTAGACTCTTCTGCCCAAGCTCAGCAGATCGTTTACAAAACATGGCAAGATATTGAGGAGAATCCATCAGAGGATGAATGGGATGAATGGTATGTTGAAGGCGGAACTTCAAAAACATGGGAAGATGCCTTCTATAAAGTGGCAACATTTAACCCATCCATTGATCCTGCAGAGATTTATAGGACATATATTGGTACAAATAAGATTATTGCAGATAGTTCTTCACAATCTGGTCAGATTAGGTTAAATAAGTATGAGTACGTGACCTACGGTGGCGTGCAGCGTGACAGTTATCCAGTAGGTCTTCTATAATGTGGTATACTTGTAATCATGGAAAAGATTATGAAGGGTCAGATTGGTAAGACCAAGATCCAGGTTATTGAAGAGCCATTCTCAAACGCAGGTGTATATGTTTGGAAAAAGGCTAGCGGCAAGTTTTTTACAGATGGAGAGGGCAACGTTCTTAACATTCCATCGATGCGTGGTGACGAAAGCAAGATTCGAGAAATCTCTGATGCAGCTGCGTACCACGGTGAGCCAGACGGAGAAGCTATCTTCTTCCCCAACGTTGCCAGGGTATCTGACGAAGAGCACAGCGAACAGCTTGACCGTATGAAGCAGGGACTAATCCCATCCATGAACGACCTTGGTGCATTGATTGCAGCCAAGAAGACACAGGAGATGTACGGTAACGATGACTAACGAAGTAACTAGAATTCCTATTCCAATTAGAATAGAAGACGGATTTGAGGAAGCAAAGACTCCATCCAACGACCCATTCTTTAAGGCATGGGACGAGGTAAAGAACTATAACGGTATTGATGCAAACTTTAAGCGTCGTGCTTCTCGTATCTCTAAGGTAGAAATGTCTGAAGAGTACATGGATTCTGCCAACGCATATGCAACTGGTAGAGATGATGCAAAGTCTAAGAAGCTCAACCCTGGTGTGATTTATCGTAACGCCTACGGCATCTTTGATGTAATCACTCCACCATACGACGTATACCAGCTTGCTGGATACTACGACACATCGTTTGCAAACCACGCAGCTATTGATGCAAAGGTTGAAAACACTGTTGGTCTTGGCTACGACTTTATTGTTTCTGATAGAACTATGATGAAGCTTGAGATGACAGAAGATAAGGAAGCAGTTGGCAGAGCACGCAAGCGTATTGAGCGTGCTAAGGTTGATCTCCGTAGCTGGCTTGAAAGTCTTAACGAAGATGAAAGCTTTACAGAAACCCTAGAAAAGGTCTACACAGATGTTCACGCAACAGGAAACGGCTACATTGAAATTGGTAGAACTGTAAATGGCGAAATTGGTTATGTTGGTCACATCCCAACAACCACAATGCGTGTACGTCGACTACATGATGGTTTTGTTCAGATCATTGCAAACAAGGTTGTTTACTTCCGTAATTTTGGGGCAAAGAATCAAAACCCAATCACAACTGATCCACGTCCCAATGAGATTATTCATATCAAGGAATATTCTCCACTAAACACATTCTATGGTGTACCAGACACAATTGCGGCTATGGCATCCTTGCTTGGTGACGCATTTGCTTCTCAGTACAACATTGATTACTTCCAGAACAAGGCAGTGCCACGTTATGTGGTTACCCTAAAGGGTGCATCTCTTTCTACAGAGGCAGAGGATAAGTTGTTTAGATTCCTTCAGACTGGTCTTAAGGGTCAGAACCACCGTACACTCTACATCCCTCTTCCAGGAGACTCTGACCAGAACAAGGTTGAGTTTAAGATGGAGCCAATCGAAAACGGTATTCAGGAAGGTTCCTTTAACCAGTACCGCAAGCAGGTAAGAGACGACATCCTTATTGCTCACCAGGTTCCACTATCCAAGCTTGGTGGCGGAGACAGTTCTAACGTTGCAGCTGCTCTGTCTCAGGATAGAACCTTTAAGGAGCAAGTTGCAAGACCTGCACAGCGTAACCTGGAAAAGGTTTTGAATAAGATTGTTCGTGAAAAGACCGATGTTCTAGAGTTTAAGTTTAACGAGCTAACTCTTACAGACGAGACAGCACAGTCTCAGATTCTTGAGCGTTATGTACGTAACCAGATTATGATGCCTAACGAAGCTCGTGAGATTATCAATCTTCCACAGATTCCTGGTGGAGACGAGCCATTCCAAATGACATCTAGATTAGCTGCTGACTCTAGAGCTAACCAGGGAAAGACTCGTGAGCGTGACGCAGAGCGTGTCAGTGGTCAGTCCGATGGAACTGCAACCACAACAGGCAGAAATCCAAAAGGGGAGGGTAGATCCACACAATAACTAAAAATGTTGTATAATAACATATAAGTAACATTTTTAGAAAAAAGGGTCTATAATTAGATTAGTATGACTATTCAAAAAGCACACTGGGCCACCGAAGGTGAGAACGTTCGCCTATCTATGCCTATTAACAAGGTTGATCAGGAGAGACGTATTGTCTCTGGTTTTGCTACCCTCGACAACATTGATCGTCAGCAGGACATCGTAACTACCGAAGCAAGCCTTAAGGCATTCGAGAAGTTCCGTGGCAACATCCGTGAGATGCACCAGCCACTAGCTGTTGGCAAGATGGTCTCCTTCAAGGAAGACAAGTATTTTGATCCAGAGACAAAGAAGTTCTATTCTGGAGTTTATGTTTCTGCATACGTTTCTAAGGGTGCACAGGACACTTGGGAAAAGGTTCTAGATGGAACTCTTTCTGGTTTTTCTATCGGCGGTAGAATGAACAAGTGGGACGATGCCTATGACGAGAAGTCAGACTCTGCTATTCGTGTTATTAAGGAATACGATCTAGTTGAGCTATCTCTAGTAGACACACCTGCAAACCAGTTTGCAAACATCCTTTCTGTAGAGAAGGTAGATGGCGTAGATGTAGTAAAGGGTGTCGACTCTGACACCGTACTTGAAAATGTTTTTTGGGATAAGGAGTCTGGATTGGTTATGGTTTCAGAAAATGAATCTGAAGTTAGCCCCACCTCTGGTACTCCCATGAAAAATATTGGTTTTGTCGAAAAGTCAGACAGTGACAAAAACGATATGATTAAATTCTTGGTTGATAGTGCTAAAGGCATTAATACAATTGAGATTAACAAGGAGGATAACATGACAGAAGAAGTTACAAACGAAGCTCCTGCAGAAGATGTAGTAGCTGACGAAACTGTTGAGATCGCTCCAGAGGCAGATGCCGCAGTTGAGGCTGAAGCTGTAGACGTAGACAAGGCTGACAAGCCTGAAGTTGAAATCTCAGTTGAGACCGAAGACGAAGAGGACGAAGAGTCCGAAGAAGAGGTATCGAAGTCAGATAACGAGGAAGTTGCAGTTGATGCAATTACTGAACTTAAAGATGCCGTTACATCAGCCTTTAGCGAAATCACCGCAGTAGTCAAATCACTTAGTGAAGAGATTTCTGCACTTAAGAAGTCCAATGAGGTCACAGCTGCTAAACTTGCAGATGCTGAGCAGGACTTCGCTAATCTTGGAAAGTCAATTGACGCTCTCGAAGCTGATACCGCTTTCCGCAAGTCTGGCGATCTGGGCGAGATCGTACAGGAACCAGCAATGGTTGAAAAATCAGTATGGGGCGGTCGTTTCCTCACAAATGCCGATCTACTGAAATAAAAATACAAAATATCACTGGGAGGTGAAATATATGTCGGAAGAAATTATTAAAAACAACCCTTCAAATGCAACTTATCCTAACGCGGATGGTTCAGCATTTGCAGGTGGTATTGGTGGTGTTACAGACCCTGCCTTTGCATACCTCGGTAACACTGAAGGTGATGCAGAACTCGGACTCACAACTGGTCCTAACGCAGTCAACCCATCCTCTACCGCAAACCCCCGTTACGAAGGTGCTGGTATCCTGCGTCCCGAACAGGCTCGTCGATTCATCGATTACGTCTGGGACGCTACCACTCTTGCCAACGACGGTCGCCGCGTGACTATGCGTGCTAACACTATGGAACTTGAAAAGGTTAACGTAGGTGAGCGTGTTGTTCGTGCTGCAAACCAGGGTGACGCTAGCTTTACAAACGCTGGTGCTACCTTCTCTAAGGTTGAACTAACCACCAAGAAACTACGTCTTGACTGGGAAGTTTCAGCTGAAGCACTCGAAGACAATATTGAAGGAGGTGCTCTTGAGGACCACTTGGTTCGTCTCATGACCACCGCTTTCGGTAACGACATCGAGGACCTAGCAATTAACGGTGACACCGCACAGTCTGGTGACGCATTCCTCGGCATTATGGACGGCTTTATTGCCCGTGCAGATGGCGATGGCTTTGCTCACGAGGCAGTCGTTGATCAGGTTGACGCAAACTGGACTGTTGATGATATGCAAAAGCTTATCCTCGCACTTCCACGTAAGTACCGTGCACTCCAGACAGGACTCAAGTTCTACGCTGGTACCGATACTTTTGCAAACATCGTTAAGAACAATGGTACCGTATTCGACAGCATCGGTTCAACCGAGTCTGCTCGTGGTTCCTACTTCGGCGGTGTAGACCAGACCATCGGTGGTGCACGTCAGACTCGTGTACTTGGTGTTCCAGTTCTCGAAGTTCCTTACTACCCTGCAGAGTATGTAGACCTTACATTCCCTCAGAACCGTATTTGGGGCTTCCAGCGTGACATCACAGTTAACCGTTTCTACGTTCCTAAGAAGGACACAATCGAGTACACCGTATTCGTTCGATTCGGAATTAACTGGGAAGAGCAGGACGCTGTAGCTTACGCAACTAAGCCAGTAGCATCCTAATCTTTTAGGTTACACCCATTAGAGGGGGGTAGGAGTTAACGCTCCTGCCCCTCTTTTTAATTATCCTGGTATAATAAAAAGAGTAGTTCAAGGAGGCAATCATGTCGGACGAAAAATACGACAAGGTAGCAGTATATTCTTCCAGAAACGTTTTTTGGCAGGGTATAGGAAAAATTTCTAAAGGCTATAACATAATGACCAAGGACAAGGCAGACCAGTGGCTCACCAGAGATCACACCAGGCTTGCTACGCCAGAAGAGGTCGCTAAGGAGTATGGAATTTAATGGAGATCTTAAGAGTCCCACCCTATCCCATCACTGCTACCTGGGATGTCCCAGAAGCAAATACAGACTACGTAATTTACCTTGAAGATTTGGTAGATCACTCATTCGAAAATATTGACATTACGTCAAACTCAGATTCTCAAATTGAATATGAAATGCCAAGAGCTAAGCTCCAGTTTGACAGAGACTTCTTGTTTAGAGTATACGACACATTGGGCGAAATCGTAATTGATTCAAACCTTACGGTTTACAGACCATACGTTGACCCCAATACCCTGGGAACAACCCCAACAGAAGTAACAGAGTACAAAGAGCTTGAGATTGTTGCTAGAAGTATTATTGACTCATACCTAGGATCTTCTGGTGGTTTCTATAATCACAAGTTAGTTCTACAGCAGGTTGGTCAGGGAACCGATTACTTCCCCGTATGGCACGATGCAAACCGAGTGCTAAAGGTTTACGAAAACAACGTTTTGGTCTATGACTACGAAGATACAGAGACAACCTGGGACTTTGTGTACACCATGACCCTAGACAACTCTGCAATTATTAAAGTTGTTCCAAACGAATACAACAGGTTTGAGGCAAAACCTATCTCTGCAAACTATGCAGGTGGAGATTTGGGATTCCCATGGTCAGGAAACGGTGTAGCCTTCCCTAGAGGAGTTGACTACATCTTTATTCTTGATGCAGGGTTTAAGGCAATTCCGCCAGAGATTGAGCTTGCAGCAAAGTATTTGATTGAAGACATTAAGTGTGGAAACAATGACTACTACAAGAGATTTGTAACTCAGTACAGCACAGATCAGTTTGACATCAAGTTTGCCCCACAATTCTTGGAGGGTACTGGCAACATTATCGTTGATAAGATTCTTAGCAACTATAAGGGCATGAACCTAAAGCCAGGAATACTATGATCAATTGTTGTGATGGAGACGCTACCAGTATTATCTACCCAATGACGGCAGATATTTGCTACCCCGTAGTTTCTCAAAGCCCATATGGAAACGTGTCAAAAGCCTGGACTCTTGACGATACCATTGTATGCTCCTTCACAATTGCAGGTTCTAAGAACAAGCAGGATGTTGTGCCTAACCCACTAATCACAATTGACAACTTTTTGGTTGGAAGAACCAAGAGAGATATCAGAACATCCGTTCTTGGACTAGACTATGCAATCACAAACATTCTGGTTACAAACATTAGGGACAGAGAGGGAAACGTTATTTATAAAGAAACCTCTGGACCACGTGCAGGTCTTCCAACAATTTTTGAAGTCGCCACCAATGATCCAGTTATTGGACCATTTGGAAAGACTGAGTTTTTCAAGGTTGTTATCCGTAGATCTGAGAACCAGGCGGTGATCTATGAGACTGAAAGTTAATGATAATCAGCTTATCAAAGATCTAAACAACATTGTCCAATACTCTATTGGATTTCTGGATGGAACCCAGGCAGGCAAAAAGGTTATGCTAGCAAACCTCGGTGAGCAGCTGCAAGAATTAGTTGGTGAGTTTATTGACTCAAATGCCAGGGTAGATCCTCAAAAGCTTCACCATGTATATGAATGGTACAGAACAGGAAGTCCTGCCGCACGACTATTTGACATAGACTACAACGTTACCAACGGAGGATTATCCATTGATGGAACACTTACTCAGTCAAGATCTAATGCAAAGGGAGCCAGCACACCATTCTATAATAAGGCAAAAGTTATGGAGTCTGGGTCACCAGTAACCATCTCTCCAAAGAATGCAAAGGCTTTAAGGTTTGAGCAAGACGGAAAAGAAGTCTTTGTTTCTGGATCTGTTAGGGTAGATAACCCAGGTGGAGACGAGGTTGCTGGGAGCTTTGAAGAAACTTTTAGAATGTTCTTTATGACATATGCCTCTCAGGCACTACTGTCTATTAGCGGACTGGCCGACCACCTAAAGAATCCAGTAGAGTTTAAGAAGAGTTTTTCTGCAGGAGCTAGAGGCGGCAAGGCCGTTGGATATTCTGCAGGTATTAAATTTATTTCTGGAGGTAAATACTAATGGCAACTAACCCAATCACATATCCACCCGTAATCATCAACGAATACTTGTCCGAGAAAATAGGACAGGTTCTTCCTGACAGGTTTGCAGGATCTTTAAGATTCTTTCCCACACTTCCCACAGACTTAGATGCTCTGACAGAAGGTTTTCCAGAAGCGTCAGAAGACGTTTTTGCTGTATACGATAGAATGTTTAAAATGCGTCGTAAGCCTTTTCCACACATTAAATGTGAGCAGCTACTGTATTACTTCTACAAAACAGCAGGAGATCCAGAAGCATTGATTGAGACATCTCAGGTTGTTCAGGACCTACTTGATCGAGGAGACGAGTCTGCAGAGGAAATCAATAACTGGATAGCCTCAAAGGCAGTCAATGGAGTTCTCACATTTGGAACTGGGACTTTATCAAGAGAGTTTAAGCCAGTTAGATTCCACGAGTTTAAAATTTTTCAGTTAGAAGAGACTAGAGATATTGTAGATTTTGGAACAGCCAGAACCTATGCTGGTAATAAGATAATCATTGACTACGAATACCACACCCAGGATTATTCATAAACGGCGTATATACTTGTAATGAGGAAACACGCCCACTATTCTATAGAAATAAGAGGTGAATAAATATGGCATATACAAGAGGAAACTCTGCACAGATCATCGTCGGTGCAGCTGCTCTTTTCACGTATGAATCAGGTCCACTCGCACCAGCGAGCATCCCAACTCAGGTTGAGGATGTATCCTACCGCGAAACTCTCTCTGACAACAATGCATTCCGCAACGTTGGTTACACATCAAATGGTCTCGAACTTCAGTTCCAGCCCGACTTTGGTGAGGTACAGGTAGACCAGATTCTAGACGTAGCTAAACTCTACAAGCAGGGAATGACTGTTAACCTTAACACTACATTCGCTGAAGCAACTCTGGAGAACCTACTCTTCGCTATCGCAGGCAAGGATGACACACTAGCAACTGGTGCTGTCGGATCTGCTTTTGCTAGCCAGAGCGTTCTCGACCTCGCGTCAGGTGACCTCGGTGAGTGTCCCGTTGAGCGTGGTTTGATTGCTGTCGGTCCTGGTACAGGCGACTGTGCTCAGGGTGACGCTATTGAGCGTATCTACGTTGCATACCGTGCACTTTCAATTGAAAGCGTTACAGTATCAGCTAAGCGTGATGAAGCTACCATGTTTGAGGTTTCTTTCCGCCTTCTTCCCGTTGAGGACGCAACTGCATCCTACGGTAAGATCGTTGATCGTACAATCTCACTAACATCATAATTAAATAATAAGGATTGGCCCAGGTTTAACGCCTGGGCCTTTCTTTTTGGTACAATAGAATGATGGCAACAAAAATATATGAGACAGAAGTTATAACTCTTGTAGATGGCAAAAGAGTTAGGCTGTATCCGTTAAAGCTTAGATACCTAAGAGAATTCATGGATCAGTTTTCTGCAATCAAAAAAGCCTCCACAGACTACGAGGCTATTGCTGAGTTGTCAAAATGTGCAGCTATCGCTATGAGACAATTCTGTCCTGAGCTAGAGACTCTAGAAGATTTTGAAGACAGTGTAGACCTTGACGCTATCTATACCATTTTGCGTGTTTCTGCAGGTATCAAGATTAACCCAGAAGAAGATATAGAAGTAAAAGAGCAGGCAGAGTCAAGTGGATCTACATGGGAAGATCTCGACCTAGCCAAGATTGAGGCAGAGGTATTTTTGCTGGGTATATGGAAGGACTACGAAGAACTAGAGTCGTCTATGTCTATGCCAGAGATACTAAGCACCCTTGGCTCTAAGAGAGAGCTAGACTTTGAAGAAAAGAAGTTCTTAGCTTCTATTCAGGGAATCGATATTAGTGGTGAAGATAAAGAGCCAGAGGTTGACGCATGGGAAGCAATGAAGGCAAGAGTGTTTAGTGGTGGACAGACTGGAGACCCCAACGATATTATTGCATACCAAGGACATACGGCAAACAAGGCTGGCTTCGGCATTGGAATGGGTCTTGATTATGAGGACAACAGAAAATAGTAAATCATTGTGATATAATTTAATAGACCCTAAAGGAGGACATAAACAATGTCTACAACTATTAACGAAGACAAGAAGATTACGCTTGTTGACGGACGAGAGCTATCTGTAAGACCACTACGTATTTCACTACTTAAGCCTTTTATGAAGAAGTTTGATGAAATCCAGGCAGTAGCTTCGGACAACGAAAAGTCTATGGATGTCTTGCTTGATTGCGTGGATATTGCTATGCAGCAGTATGCTCCAGATCTAGCAGGGAATAGAGAGAATCTGGAAGATCTACTAGATCTACCAACGGTGTACAAGATTGTTGAAGAGGCTTCTGGTTTGAAGCTTTCTGACGTAGCTGGCATCGCATAATCTAAAAAAGGAAGTGCAAATGAATGGCTGATGTCGAATCCAATATCAATATTGATATTAATACATCCGATGCTTTAGCCAGCCTACGCACCCTTCAGAGAGAAATCTCTAACTTTCACCAGGTCATGTCCAAGACTGGTGCAGTCTCTAACGCAAAACTTGCGGACATGCAGAACAATCTCATTAATGGGATTAACTCTACTGGCAAGTTTACAGCAACTCTGCAAAGAGTTACAACTACTACGGAATCCTTCACAAATGCTCTTGAGAAGAACAAGCTCTCAATGGGGCAATACTTTAGGTATGCTGCTGGTTCTACCAAGACATTTGGAAGGCTTTTCCGTACCGAGTTTGACACGATCGAAAAGGTATCTCGTGAAAGAGTAAAGACTCTACAAACTCAATACATCAAGCTTGGTCGTGACGCATCTGGTGCCATGAAGGCAATCGCTGTTCGTCCACAAGTTCTTGACATGCAGAACCTTGGCACGCAGACTGCCATTGCTGCTCAAAAGGCTCAGCTATTCAATCAGCTTATGAAGCAGGGTTCTACGGACCTACTCAACTTTGGTAAGAACACTCAGTGGGCTGGTCGTCAGCTCATGGTTGGTTTCACCATTCCGCTTGGAATTATGGGTGCGGCAGCAGCCAAGGAGTTCAAGGCAATTGAAGAGCAAGTCCTCAGACTTGAACGTGTCTACGGTGACTTCACCACCACAATGGCTGACACAGAAAAGATCACAGAGCAGATCAAGACTCTGGCTAGTGAGTTTACGAAGTATGGCGTATCTGTTGCCAAGACAATGGGTCTGGCCGCAGATGCAGCTGCAATGGGTAAGACTGGTGCAGACCTTATTGCCCAGGTATCTGAAGCTAACAGACTTGCCGTTCTCGGTGGGGTAACTCAAGAGCAATCCCTAGAGACCACTATCTCTCTGACCAACTCTTTTGGTATCGCTGCAGATAAGCTTTCTGGTAAGATTAACTTCCTTAACGCAGTTGAAAACCAAACCGTAACATCTATTGAAGACCTGACAGAAGCTATCCCTAAGGCTGGTCCTGTTGTTCAGCAACTAGGTGGTACAGTAGAAGACCTCACATTCTTCCTTACAGCTATGAAGGAAGGTGGCATCGACGCATCAGAAGGTGCTAACGCCCTCAAGTCTGGTTTGGCATCTCTTATTAACCCAACTGGCGAAGCTGTCGACATGCTCAATCAGTTTGGAATTAACATTGAGGCTATTCGTGACAAGAATGCTGGAGACGTTACTGGCATGGTTCTTGAGTTTGCACATGCCCTTGAAACACTAGATCCTCTGCAAAAGGCACAAGCCATTGAAACAATGTTTGGTAAGTTCCAGTTTGCACGTATGTCGACACTGTTCCAAAACGTTATTGCCGAGGGTAGCCAAGCAAGCAGAGTGCTAGACCTAACAAAGCAAAGTGCAGCAGAGCTAGCAGTACTATCTCAACGAGAGCTTAGCCGTATTTCAGCTTCCCCACTTTACCAGTTCCAGGGAGCTATCGAAGACTTTAAGGCAGCACTTGCTCCAGTGGGAGAAACCTTTATGCAGGTTGTTACTCCTATTATTAAGTTTGGTACTGATATTCTAAATAAGTTTAACGAAATGGATAGCGGAGCAAAGCAGTTCCTGTTAACCATTGTTGGTGCGGTAGCAGGTATTGGTCCTGTACTTCTTATGACCTTCGGTCTGGTTGCTAACGGTGTAGCTAACCTTATCAAGGGCTTCATGCTTGTAAAGAATGTCTTTACTGGTACGGGCAGTGCTAGTAGCTTGCTTGCTGAGCAAACCCAATACATGACCAATGAGCAGCTTGAGGCCGCAGCTGTAGCTTCTTCTCTTGGACAGGTACACACTAAGCTTACCCAAACATTTAACGCAGAGACAGCAGCAGTAAGAGAGCTTGCAGCAGCTTATGGATCTGCGGTTGCACAACAGGGTGCATTCATGGGACCAATCACTACTCGTGGTGGTGGAACAAAGAAGGCAAAGGGCTTTGCTTCTGGCGGAATCTTTAGTGGCCCAGGTACTGGAACCTCAGACTCTATCATTGCTAGAGTTTCTAATGGAGAGGCTATCATTCCAGCAGCTACAGTCAAGAAATTCCCAGATCTTATTAATGGTTTGATCTCTGGAAACATTCCTGGTTTTGCTAAGGGCGACATCATTAACGAGCTTAGAAGAAAGAACCGTGGAGCACCACAAGCAATCATTGACTCAATTTCCCCAGAAGACTATATGTTTGAATCTCTTACAGAAGAAGAGGACGCATTCATTGCAGCACTTAGACGAGAGGGTGCAGCTGAGGGACTAAGTCAGGCAGAGATTGATAAGCAGATTGAAAACTTAACTGGAAGAATTACAGGAAAGCAAAGACTTGATCGCTCTCACATTGGAAAGACAACAACAGAGTACAACGTTGGTGGAAGTCCTATGGCAATGAAAGACTGGAGAACTCAGGATATACAGGTTGACCAGCGTGGCGTTAACCAAATCTTAGCCAACCTTCAGGAAATGACTTCTGAGCCAGGTGCTGGAAAGGGGTCGTACCTGAAGAGTCTAGATCCAAAGGTATTGGCAGGAATTGCTGGTGTAGACCCAAAGAACCAAAAAGCAATGAAGGAATTCACAGCAGCTGTCGAAGACCTGGCTAATGGGGGACACCCAACATCACGTGCTGGATACCAGGCCTACCAAGCAATGACTCAGTATACTGCAGAAAATACTACAGGAAACTCTAAGCAGGCAAGAGGTAGAAGAGTTAGAATGAAGGCAGCCTCAGAGCACGCAAAGTTCCGACTTGCCGATACTGGCCCAGGATCGTATATTGCAGAGCTTGAGGCTGGAAGAATGTCTCCGAAGGCTGACGAGGCAGCAAACAAAAAAGCTAAAGAGCAGCAAGAGGCAGCGGTCACGAATGCCAATGCCAGAATTGCAGCGGAAAAGGGCGAACAGGCTAAGGTAGAAAAGAAGACTACAAAGACAGCAAAGAAGCGTCAGAAGGCTGAAGAGGTTGTTGCTAAGAGTGAGTCTGAAAAGGCAAAGGCAGCAACAGCAGCAAAACGTGACCCACGCCAAGCATTTGAGGTAATGGAAAACGGTAGATACCGTGACCCAGTTACTAATAGATTTATTAGTACCGAAGAAGGAAAGCGTAGAGAAAAGAACAAGGCTCGTAGAGATGCTAGAGCCGCACAAAAAGCTGCTGGTGCACAGACTGCTGCTCAACCTAGTAAGTCTGCAAGAGGTAGCCGAGCAGCTGGATTCGTAGGTAAGGCTGGTATCGGAGGCATGGTTGCTTCTGGTGCACTACAAGGTGCCTCTATGATGGGTGGACCACTGGGAGATGTAGCTGGATCTATTGCAGGACCATTGTTTGCTGTATCGGGAATTGTTCAGGTTCTTCAGATGTTCCCTGGCGTGCTTGCAGCTATGACTGGTCCTATTGGCCTAGTGGTTGCTGGTGTAGCAGCTCTTGGCATTGGTCTGTACGCAATGCACGACCAACTACAAAAGACTCGTGAATCGGCAAGAGAAGCTGCTGGAGCAGTTAGTGTGGGTAACACAGCTATGCAAAAGTTTGCAGAAGCTACTGGTCGTGTTTCTGCAACCGAACAGCTACAGCAACGTAGACAGTCCGCTATTGCTCCAACAGAAGGTGGATCTAACGAGTTCGGAACAGCTTATCTAGAGTCTGAGGCAGGCAAGGCCATGAAGAGTGGTATGCAGGCAGCTATTAAGGATCTGGGTACAAGCGAAGCATCAAAACAATTTGGACTACAGCTTGGAACTGCGGTAGCATCAAACATTCTTACTGCTGACGAGGCAACGCAAATTGCAGCGGTATTGGGAGAACAATTAGGAAACGAAAGCATTACAATTGGTCTTGTTGGACAGCTAGAAAGCATTATTGGTCCTAATGGTCAAGACCTAAAGAATAGCCCAATGGATGTTAAGACTAATCTTATTGCTCAAACATCAAAGTCAGCCATGGGAACTCTTGCAGACATTGCAGATACTGGTATGGCAGCATGGGGCAGTGAAGACTGGAACGACATGGTTGCTGCCGAGCAGCGAGCAGGCATGGAGCTTGGTGCAATGCGTGAGCAGGGTCAGCTACTTATCGATGACCTACAACTACAGCACGAAGCACGACTTGAAAACCTTAAGGCAGCTGGAGACCTTCTGGGTATCGAGAAAGAAAATAAGACTTATGCGGAAGACCGTAAGAAACTAGAAGACGAAACACGCAAGGCATCATCGGCTTGGCTAAAAGAATTTAAAAAGGCACCAATGGCAAACCAGAATGCTATTATCGCCTCAGCCGCAAAGTCTGTAGAAGAGACATATGCAGGAACCGATAGTGAGGCAGCATCTAAGGATGCAATGAAAGCACTTGAGTCAAAGAAAACTGTTACATCACGTGGTGGCTCTGTAACTAAAAATGATTTTGATAACGAAACAAGAATGATTTTGACTACCGATATCCAAGCAGGAAACATCTCTCCAGAACAATTTGTCGAGTTGACAAAGTTTATGGATCCAGAAAAGAACGCTGGATCATACAAAAAGCTTGCAACAATTTCAACAGAACTTGGCGGTCCAGCAGCAGGTGTCATGGCAAAACTTCTTCCACAGCTTGGGGATGAAGCAACAGCAAAGAAAATTATTGCTTCTATTGATACAGAAAACCCAGAAGAGGCAAACAAGCTTATCAATGCATACGACAAGTTACAAACAATTGCAGGTCAGGACGGAATCGACCTTATTGTTAGAGCCTCCACAGACGAAGACGCAGCCGACACAATTGACAGACTTGGAGAGTCTTATGCTGCAATTGACAAGCTTGTTGACGGCACTGGTCCTATTACATTCCAGGCAATCACAGATCTAGACCTTCCTGGTTTTGGAATGCTCAGTGGAATGGAAAACTACTTTGCAGGACTTGACCCACTATCTACAAAAACATACCTACAGAAGTATGTAACCATGTACGAAACAGTTACAGACAAAGACGTCTCAGCCTGGTACGCTAAGCAGAATAAGCTGAGTGGTACAGCAATGCTAAGAAGAGAGGAGTCTGGAAGACTTCCTACAATGGCTCAGATGCGTGCACAGTATGCAAACTGGGCTGGACAAAATGCTGTAACGGCAATGAATCTAAACAACAACAGAACGCCAGCACCACCACCACCATCATCTGCTTTCTCTGGAGGCGGAGGGGGATCGTCTCAGCCAGACCTACCAACAGAAGCAGAACGATACAATGCAGCACTTGCCCTTATTTCTGACCAAGAGGATGAAATTAATAAGAAGTACAACGCTAGACTTGAAGCACTTGCAGAAATCGAAAAGGCAGAGCAGGCAATTGCTGAGCAACAAAGAGATCAGCTAGATCTTGCCGACGCACTTACACGAGGAGACATCTCAGCCGCTGCACGTGCAATGCAAACAATGCGTGCAAACGAAGCAAAGAGAGCTAGGGAACAGCAAAAAGAAGCTCTTGAAAAGGCAAGAGAAGCAGAACTTGCTAAGGCATCTTATGGCGGATACACACGTGGCTGGTACGAGGCTCAGATTCAAAGAATTGAGAATGCAGAAAATGCAAGGGTAGCAGCTGGACAAGCAAGAGCTAACGGTGGATACATCTCTGGCCCTGGTACTGGTACATCTGATAGTATTCCTGCAATGCTTTCTAACGGAGAGTACGTAATTAGAGCAGCAGCGGTAAGAGCTTTTGGAATTGACAACCTTAATGCAATCAACGGAATGAACATCGGTGCTTTTGCAAAGGGTGGTTTGGCTGCTTCCCAAGCAAGAGCAAGAGCAAACAAGATGGCTGCAATGGTTTCAGCTGCAAGAGAAAGAGCACGATTTGCGTCTAGCCCAGCTGCACCAGCCTTTGGCTCTATGCCAGCATCTAAAACTCCTGCACCAAGAGACATGGTTACTCAGGCACCAGCAAGAGCTGCGTCACCAACAGCTTCTAACCAGAGCAATTCAGTGTATAATTATAGTGTTAATGTTAATTCAGGCTCGGGTACAAACCCCAACCAGATTGCAGCAGCAGTCATGAAACAGATTAGAAACCTGGAAGCTAGTAAGGTAAGGAGGAACTACATAAGTGGCTAGTCAAACCTACATGCAGAACAGAGTTCAGTATAGTCGTCCCCAAGGTATGCTTTGGTCTAAGAACCCAGGCACACTTGTAGACGGCGTTTATCTTCCTAGCAACTCAGAGTACGGCTCAAGAAGCGGTACTGAAGAGTTCCTCATTCTATCCGATCACAATAGAGGACCAATAGACTTTGGCATTACACGTATTGAAACCAGACAAAGAATGGTTAACGGAAGAATGCGTTCATACCATGTTGCAGACAAGGTTACAATCGATGTTAGCTGGAACATGCTTCCATCAAGAGCCTTTAACATTAGACCTGGCTTTAGCACAGACGGAGAAACCCTTACTGGTGTAGTCGCTAACACAGCAGATGGTGGTGCAGGTGGAGAAGAAATGCTTGCCTGGTATGAAAACAACACTGAACCAATCTGGGTATTCTTGGCATACGACAAGTATCAAAACTTTGGCACAGACAACGATGCCTATACACACTTAGGTCAATACAATCAGATTATTGAGATGTACATTACAAGCTTTGACTATACCGTTGTTAAGCGTGGAGGATCTAATCACGATCTATGGAATGTTAGTGTCACTCTGGAAGAGGCATAATGTTTCAGAATACTACTATTGCCGAGAAGATTAAAGACTCGTCTACTCTACACACTCAGTCACAGGTAATTGCTGAGTGGAACCTAAACTCCTTCGAAAACATTAAAAAGGTTGGTAACTATAGATACCGCCCAACGGCGGCAAGTCCAACACAAGCAAACTTTGGTGTAATTGCTTCAACCTATGATGCTCTAGATTCTCTCAACGCATACACTGGTGCAACAGACTCTGACATTGTAGTAGATGGGGGATATAATGAAAACCACATTCCCCAAATCTTTCTGTCTCAGGATGCAAAAAAGACAATTCTGTATTCGCTAGAAGATTGTTTCTTTAGGTTTAGACCAAGATCTGGTATTAATAAAATACTTTATTTGCCAGGTAAAAAGATTAATAACTCTGGTAGAGATATGTTTAGAAGACCACGATACTATGCGTCGTCACCAGAAGACAAGTTTAAGTATTGGACATCGTATCGCAAAGAGGCTGGAGAGACTCAGGAAAAGTTTTTCATCTCAAAAATTAAGGTAGTCAACACTCCATCAGTAATTGCAACCTTTACAACATCTGCCACACACTCTTTTGTTGTTGGTGACAAAGTAATGATTAAAGACGGAACCCTACAGGACTTTAAGTTTTTGCCAAAAACATACACAATTCTTTCGGTTCCAACATCCACAACGTTTACTGTGTCTGAATCAGCTGAAACGTACAGTGAACTTAGCGGAGACATCGTAGGTTCTAGTGGTCTAACCATCACTGTTACAAACAACGAAGCCGCCGACACCGTTGCCTACATTACAAGATTTTCTTCAGAACGTGGAATTTCTTTTCCAGGTGTGGCCAGCTCTGTTGCAGCAAACTACATTGATGACGCCGCACCGTTTGTGGTTTATGAAAATCAAATACCAGCTAATAGACTTGTCGTCAAAATGCAAACAAATGTTGGACAGGTAAACTACGGAACATTTAAAGATGGGGCAACATCTTACTCAGATCCATTCTTTGGAGACGCAAACAAGACTGTACCCAAAACCTGGAAAATTCAGTATCTAAACGGCTCAAACTCTTGGGTTGACCTCCAGGGCAATGGCTCTTCCTTGTCGCTTACAGAGGCATCTGTGGCTGCTGACGGCTATCTGCAACTCGCCTACGGACTAATTGTTCCATCACAGTATGTTTCGTCATTTATCTACGCAGGAAGGTTTGCATCTGAAACAATGCTTCCATCTGCAGCACCAGAAGGTTACGCTTACCTTATTCAGTCTGGCACAGGTATTGGCACATTCCACATCATGGTTAGCGGAGACTGGGAAACATTTACTCCAGTATATGGCTGGCAACCAGAGAGCGATGCTCCCACAAGACTAACTAACTACATTACAGATCTAGTATCTCCAGACTCTTTTGTTAGCGAAAGTGCGACGGTATACCGAGAGCTTCAGTATATTAAGGGATTACGTGTAGTGGTTACATCAATGAATACTCCACAATCAACTTTCGACCTTATTGAGCTATCCCCTAGAATTGCTGTAGATCTTACAGACAAGACATCTGGCGTAGATATCTCTAAGGGAAGCTCTGATATTGGAAGCAGCGGACTTCTTGTAAGTGGACTTGTGGTTTCAAGCGGTAGCTTAGACATCTTTGATTATGACAACGCATTTGGAGAATACAACGACGAAAGCATTCTGAACATTAAAAACGATTCTGGTGTAATTCAGTACAGCGTTGCAACAAAGAACCTTCAAGTAAAGATCTTTGACATCCTTTATGATGATGACGGAATTGGGTACCACATTCCAATTAAGACTATGTATGCCGATGGTTTTCCAGAAGCATCCACTAGAACAAGAGAGGTATCCATCACCCTGAGAGACGGATTCTTCTACTTTGAGTCTATGACAGCACCAGAACTGTTATTTTCTGCATCATCTCTTAGTTTTATTATCGCTAGTCTGATGGACTCTATTGGTTTTACTAACTATCAGTTTAAACGAATTGATAAAAAGAGTGACCCAATTATTCCGCATTTCTTTGTCAGACCAAACGTTACTATAGCAGAGGTGCTAGAGTCACTAGCTTTGTCGACTCAGACAGCTATCTTCTTTGACGAGTACAACAATCTAACTCTAATGTCAAAAGAATATTTGATGCCAGAGCCTGCAGATCGTTCAGTAGACTACGTCTTTTACGGATCAAAAGATTCTCAAAAATCTTCGGACGGTATCATAAAGAATCAGAGAAACTCAAATGAGCTAGCAAACATTGTAGAGATATCCGCTAAAGATGAAGAGATATACAACGATGGCAAGATCACTTACTCTACAAGAAGTGTTCTAAAGAACTATTCTTCTCTAAAGCAGGCAAACCTTTCTGACGCAGATAAGACTTGGAAGTACCAGGCAGCTCTTCTTTGGGAAGTTGCTCCAGAAGAAAAGACAAAGCCAATTAATGATGATGGTGGAAACTCCTCTGGCTACACACTATCGTCGATTCCATTATCAAGTCAGCTGACCAGCACATTGCCAACCACAGTTCTTGGAACAATTACTGCAGCAACGCTTTCTCAAACTACTAGAGAGATCTCATACACCTGCAACAATTCATTTGTTCCAGGAGACATTGTAACGGTAACAAACTTTACAAACAATATATTTAATGTTGAAGGATTTAGGGTTAAGAGATCAACATCGACATCATTTGTTGTGGATAGCAGATACAAGGAATCTATGTCAGCAGATATTTCTGGGGTAGTAAGATCTGGAGTAGCCTCCACTGCAATTTGCATTAAGAACAACATCCTTGACTTTGGAGAGTCTGTTGTTTGGATGGGAAGACACAAGGGCTACTTCTACGCTAACGGTGAAATTATCAGATATGATGCAATAGAGTACTCAGTTTCTGGTATCGGACTAGTATGGGTTACAAGTCCAACAGAGTACAAAAACTATTTTGGCAAGATGTCTTTCGGTGGAAGTATCTTCCCAACTGGTAGAGTGAGGATCTATTCAGAACCCAAGTATGAGAATGGTGAGATCAAGGCTGGTGATGTAGCAAAGCATGGACGTGGACAGTTTGGCACTGAGCCAAGAACACATGAGGCAGGACTATCTTCCTACTGGACATCTGCAAGCAATAAGGGTGCTTGCAAGATGGAGTCTTCATACCTATTTAACCTTTCCACATCAATTCCAGTAACCTCTAAGACTGGTGCATCTGGAATTGTGGATTCCAAATACCACCCAGTTACCACGGGCATTATTAAAAATAATATGTCGAGAAAAGATATATCTGAGAATGATCTTGGTGGAAACAGAATTATTGACGGTACAATTCAATCGTCAGCTCTTATTCTTAACGGACCAAGCTTTGAGGCATCTGAGAGTGCAATCAATTACTTATCTTATGTTCACAAGCCACTAGATAACAGATACAACCACTTTGGTAGCAGACTCAGAATTATCGGCAAGCCAACTACATCGACTAACGGAAGTCAGCAACCAGTTGGTGCCATGACCTACCAGACAACCACAACAAAAGATTCATCAGACAAGCTTGCAGTTACTGGATCTTCTGGCGGTATTGCAATTATGCACGACAAGCTTACTAACCTTGGATACTACTTTGAAATAGTAGCATTAACAGAAAACAGTCTGACAGCATACAACAATGCAAGCAGCAAGGTTTACAACATGTTTTTCTACAAGATTGAGCGTGGAGTAAAGGACCCAACAGATAACTTCCCATCTGGAGTTGAAGCATTCCCAATCACACTCTGGGCAGGTCAAAGCTCAATCAATGTTGATGATGGTCAGTTTGCTGGTCAATTTAAGAGAAGTGACGAAGACGTTCCAACCGTATACGACATTGCTGTTGAATATGTTCAAAAGCCAGACGGATCTCTTCAGTTCTACCTATTCTTGAACAACAAGGTAATCGCAAATATTACAGATACAAGCCCACTCCCAGAACGAACAAGTGCTATGTCAGTATTCGTAAGAGGCAAGTCAAAGCTTATGTTTGAAAATGTTTATGCACTATCCCTAAAGCAAACTTCTGATAGTGTTCAGGCACTAGACTCTCCAGTAGAGTCTGTATTTGGATACGACAAGGAGCGTGCAAATGACTCTCTATTCAAGTATTCAATTTCGGGTATGGTTAGAGACACGTACCTATCTGGTATAACCATGGCTGGTGATGTAAAGTACAACCTTTACTACGAAGAATTTGGAACAATTATGCGTGAGGTAGCCTACATGGACGTTAAGTATGAAAAGGCATACCCTGCACTTTACGCAAAACTATTGCCAACATTTAGCTCTTACCAAAACTACGTTGTTTCTGGATTTATTGCAAGTCCTTACGGTGCCAAGTTCCTTATCTTCAACACCACGGACAGCGTCCTTGACCTTAACCTTGAATCTGGATCTGCTTATCTTAGAATTGGTGGCGTTGCCTTTACAAGTCAGTCGGAAAACGTTCTGACCGTAGACGACTACTTTGCTAAAACAGCAAACCTGGCCGAACAAGAAATTAACTCTAGTGGTGGACTGCAAGCAATAAAAAGTAGAGCAGATTACGCAAGCATTAGAAACAGCCGTTTGGTTTATGGCAAGAAGGAGTTTAACCTTAATGCCGCATACATTCAGAGCCAAGACGCAGCTGATGAAATGATGGGGTGGATGACCAGCAAAATGATGCAGCCAAGAAAGCTAATTGGTATTAAGGCATTCTCAAACCCGATGCTTCAGCTCGGAGATATTGTTACAATAGATTATGTGGACGAAAGTGGAAACTATGCTGTGGCAAGCCCCAATGATAGGTTTGTCGTTTATCACATCGATTATGCAAGAGAAACAAGTGGTCCAGAAATGAATGTTTATTTAAGTGAGGTAGTGTAATGGCTGCAAAAAAACCAGCTGCAAAGGCTCCAGTTACTCCACGTCGAGATAGTGTAATTGTGCCAAAGGCTGCACCAGCACCGAAGCCAAGCATTACTGTTGTCAAAGCTCCTGCTCCTGCCCCAGCACCAAAAGTTTATGCAGATGATAGGCGTGCACCAATTGCACCAGCACCAGCACCAAAGGTTGTATATACGTACACCAAACCTGCTGGACTTAGCGGAACTGCCGATACCATGGAACGCCGCATTAACATGCAACCAATCTATAATGGATATACTCCAGGAGCACCTTCTGGCCCAGCACTAAATGCAACTACGCCAAAGCCCACTCCTGCAGCAGCTCCTATTGCTCCTGCACCACCACCTCCTCCTCCTCCGCCACCACCTCCTCCAGTAAGTCCTGGAAACCAAAGCATTAAGATTGCTACGGCAGAACTGTTTATTAGTGGTGAAGAGACCGTAGATGGAGAGACCATGTTCGAGAGAACGTTCAGTGACATTGGTAGCTCAGAACTGCTGGAAATTACCAGAACAGATTCGATTGACGGTATTGATCAGACATACCTGCCAATTACTGGACTAGCAAACATGAACATGGAGTACCGTCCTGTAAAGATTATTGCTTTGCAAAACACCGATGCGGATTACTTTAAGCAGTTCTCTATTCCACTTAATAGATACACCCCATCCGAGGGTACTGGTCCAAACGGTGAGATTGTCTACATTGATACCGACCCTACAAGTCCAACATACAATGGCTTGGTCGTTAACACACTAAATCTAAAGCCTCTGGAAAGGGTTGAAATCGAGTTTATCTCATTTGAAGAGATATTAAATGATACAATTATAGAGACATGATTACAAACACGGGCAAATCTATCGTTATTAAGTACCTGCTTGGTCAGGCACCCTCTTATGCTTCATATATTGCTGCAGGATGTGGACCAAAACCAGTAGAGCAAATGAGCTTTACTGTTACGGCCAAGGCAATTGAGAGTAACGTTGCAAGACTTACAACCTCTCCTCACAATATTCAGGTAGGAGACTACATTACGGTTTCCGACGTAGACACCACCTTTAATGGCATTTACCAGATTTCTGCAAAAACCAGCACAACAGTATCTTATTCTAAAACAGCAGCAAATGTTGGAACATTCTCTAGTCCAATCTCTGTTTCTCCAAATGGAAAAGTTAGCAGAAACTATTCAAACAAGCAGTCTCTTGACTTTGAAATGTTTAGAGTTCCTATTACATCACGTGGATATGTACAGGAAGATGGAGTCTCTAAGGTTGTTCTTACGGCTAGCATCCCATCCTCTGATAGATACGAAATTACAGAACTAGGAATTTACTCTGCAGCATCAAACCCTTCTGCACAGCTTTCGGATAGCAAGAATCTTTTCCTTTTTGTTAAAGGCGAAGGCTGGGAGTACCACAACGAATCAGCATCGCTAGAAATTCCAACGGTAGTTAATAAGCTAGATCTACAAACAGCAGGATCTATCTATACTGGTACTGGCCTAGGTTCTGAAATTAATGGAACAGAAGGAACGCTAGCCCAGCTTGCAGCAAACTGTTTTGTTGCTGACGCATCAAACAGCACTTTTGATTCAGAGCTAAGAGTCGCAAGACAAGAACGTAGCAGAAACTTGGGACCAAGTATTTTCTTAAGAGGAAACTCTTCAGATCTAGTAAAAACGGTAACCATTGATTCAGTAGCTCATACAGCAACAGAAGCAATATATACTACGGCTAAAACTCACGGCTTGTTTGTGGGCGATGTAGTGACTGTAGCTGGAATTGAGCCATCTGGATATAGCGGAACATTTATTGTAACTGCTGTAAACTCTGCTCTTAAAACTTTTACAGTTGCAAATACCACTAACGCATCTGTCTCAGATGGCGTTGGAACAGCAGAGCTTCCAAGATTTTCAGCAGCTTCTGGTGCCCACATTCACGCTGCAAGTAATATTAACCTTACGTTAGACGAAAACTCTCCAACCGACGAGTTGCACGCTGCATTCTCTGTAGTTAGTGTAGACTCCACATCAGACGGAGAAGCCTTTGACGCTATTGGATCTGTGAGAGTAATGCTTAGGTTTGCAAACAGTCACCAGACAGATCCAGCTATTACAGCTTTTGCACAGATGGACATCGAGCTGTCTTCAGCAAACTATGATTTTGCAACTAACAGATATTTTGTGGCTACACAACAGCTTCAAGACTTAACTCGTTACGGAAGCTTTACCTGGAGAGAAACATCCGTTGTGCTTGCCTACGCCTCGGTACTGGATTCAAGCGGAAACCCTATGGATGAATATTACGTAGCTCTTGACGGACTTAGACTAGAAAACGTTTCATCTTTTAATCCACTGTATGGCTTAACGGGATACACAATTATTGAAAATTCTACTCAGGGAACAACTGGCACGTACCCTAAGCCAATCATTAAGTTGCCAAACACTTCTAACTTTATTGAGTTTAGGTATTCTCTGGATGTGATTTAATGGCTATCCCAGACAACATCCAAAGCGTTACAATTCCTGCCAACAAGATGCCATACTCTACATCTGATGGTTTTTACTATGTTAGATACAGAGTAATTACAGAAAGCAAGGACATCTTCTCTACCTGGAGTCCAAAGTTTAAATTACCAGTTGTACCAATTTCTTCAATTGTCGGGGAATCCTATAACCCAAACCTGAAGATTGTTACAGATACGAGTAACGTAAAGCTTACGTGGGACTTGCCAACAACCATTAACTTGGAAAACTTTGACGTTTATGTAAAGTGGTCAACTCAGGGTGCCGAACCAACTCTCACTCAGTGGGGCAACATTGACTGGAAATATGCAACTGCAGTGCAAGGAAACAGTGTATCGGTAAAGATTCCAGCTCAAACTAAGGAGTCTGTGATAACTGGAGTAACGTATGACGCCACTACTGCCACCTACGAAACAACACAGCCACATAACCTTCAGCCAGGAGACAATGTAACTATTACTGGATTGTCTCCACACGGATATAACGGGGTATTTCAAGTAAGCACCGTAAATGCTCCTGCCAAAAAGTTTACTGTTCTTAACGACACAAACGAAACGGTAACAGATAGTGGAGGGTTTGTGTCAATCAACACCAGATACTTCAGGATGTGGGTACAGGTTCCAACTCAAAGCAAATTTACAGGAACTGCGGCAAAACTATTTGAAACCGAAACCATATTTATTAACCAAACAGACTCTATTGACGGTGGATCACCAGAACAACTAGTTATCGACGGCAACTTGCTGTGATATAATTAGTCTATGGCTATTCTACCTCTACCACAACGTGGTCAACCAATTGATTATGACTACATGTATCAGATCACAGAGGCCATCAACAAGGTCTCTACACAGCTTTCAGTTACCAATGCTGGCAATATTATCGATATTGCTCCAGGTACACCAAGAAAGCAAGTGCCAGTGGGCCAAACCATTGTTGTTGCCAAGAAGCATAACCTAAACCTCACAACATCTTCAGCAGCTTCTGTTGACCGAGAGTTCGAGATCTTGTTTGATATGATGTTTGACTACCCCCCAGTAGTGACTGTAACTCCAAAGAGAAATGCAACAAGTAATGACAGCCAGGTAGACGTTCTCGTTATTACGTCTATTACTACTACAGGCGTTAAGGGTGTAATTAACACAACTTCAACTGGTGTTCTCAACGTAGAGCTACAGATGATTGCTGTGGGAATCAAGAACTCTTAGGAGACCACGTGGCCTCATTTGATAGGGAAGCCTACAACTCTGCACCAGTCATTACTGGTAGCAAAAAGGTTTGGTTTTTGAATGGTGATCTGGTCAGGCTATATCACCTGAATAGATCTAATGGTATTGTGTCTGTTTATAATATTAATAAAGATAGAATTGAAAGCTGTCTTCTAGGAGACTTTAAGAAAACAAGAGAAAGAGCCTACACGGTCATGGAAACTTCCGTTTTGGTGAATAGACATAGGAAACATATGCCACGACTAATGAAAGATGGAAAGATTCCGCTTCCAACGGGGGCAGCAGTAGACAAAGAGCGTGGCTGGCAAATTAGATCTTATTACTCAGAATCGCAAGTGCACCAGATTCGTGATATACTTGCTACACACAACATTGGTAGACCAAGGAGAGACGGTCTAATTAATAATAATTCAACTCCCACTAAGCAGGAGTTGACAAGACGTATGGGAGATGGTATTCTTACATATACGAGGACTGAAGACGGACGGTTTGTCCCTATTTGGTCAGAATCTATCTAATGAGAGAGAGAAGCAAAATGGAAAACGAACAGACTAAGGTGAACGTTACACTTGGTTATACACTTAACCTAGGTAACTTCCAGTCGCTTCGAATTGACCTGGGTGTAATTGACTCACGTCGTGATGGCGAAAGCATTGAGGATGCGTTTACTCGTGTCTACGGTTTTGTCGAGGGTAAACTAATTACCAAGATCAATGAAGCTAAAGCTGAAGTAGACGAGTAATGGCTGAACGCAAAGACAGGATGGCTTTGCTCAGTAGATACAGTAAGTTACATACTTTTCACTACGAAGAGAGGCCATCCTATAACATTAATGTTGAGCAGTGGGCAGCAGATGCCCTGATAGAGTCATACACTCTTCAGGGTTGTTATGACCTATTGTCTTACTATTTCGAGGCTAGCGAAAATCCTACATGGAAATATTTCGCTAATTATGCAGATAAGATTATCGATGCTCGTGCACAGTATGAGAGAGACTTGCAAGAGCGAAAGGAACGTAGAAAATTGGCAAAGGAGTGGCTAAATGGCTAATACAGAATCAAAATTAATTTCAGCGGTACTTGCCGACAAGCAGATTCACGTATTGCTACAAGCCAATGTGGATAAGATTCTAACTACCCACAATGATATTTGGACTTTTGTTCGTAACTATTTCGAGAACAATGGCACTGTGCCACCATCTGGTTTGGTTGTTGACAAGTTTCGTGACTTTGAGCCAGTAGCTGGGGTAGGTGCAACTAAGCACCACCTTGAAGAGCTGCAGGCAGAGTTCCTAAACGATAGTCTAAAAGATATTCTACGTAATGCCGCATCTGATGTTCAGGGTGGCAAGGGAGTGGAAGCACTAGAAGGTCTTATCTCAAAGACTTCTGAGCTTAAGAAAGATACTGCAATCATCCGTGATGTGGATGTGACGGACATTGAATCTGCAGTAGCTTACTACGAGAACGTGCAAAAGCAAAATGCTCTAGGATCGATTGGTATCAAGACTGGTCTTCCAGGGTTTGACAACTATCTTCCTGCTGGTATCATGCCAGGTCAGCTCGGTGTATTCCTAGCTTACCCAGGTATTGGTAAGTCATGGCTATCGCTTTACTTTGCGGTACAGGCATGGAAGCAGGGCAAGTCACCACTTATTATTAGCCTTGAGATGTCGGAGACAGAGGTTCGTAACCGTGTATTTACAATCATGGGTGAAGGACTTTGGTCACACCGTAACCTTAGTGCAGGAAATGTAGAGATAGACACTCTTCGTTCATGGCACAAGAAGCACGTTGAGGGAAAGCCAGAGTTCCACATTATTTCTAATGATAGTGGTGGAGAAGTTACCCCATCAGTTATTCGTGGAAAGATTGACCAGTACAAGCCAGATCTAGTTATCGTAGACTACCTGCAGCTAATGTCACCAAACCAAAAGTCTGACAGCGAAGTTGTTCGTATGAAGAACTTGTCTCGTGAATTAAAGCTTCTCGCTATCTCAGATGAAATTCCGATCATCGCAATTTCTTCTGCTACGCCAGATGATGTTAACAAGCTAGATACCGTTCCAACACTAGGCCAAACCTCCTGGTCACGCCAGATTGCATACGATGCTGACTGGGTAATGGCACTTGGTAGAGGCACAAATAGTGATATCATTGAATGTGTCTTTAGAAAGAACAGAAACGGGTTCATGGGAGAGTTTCTAGTTCAGGCTGACTTTGATAAAGGTTACTACAAGTACAAGGACTATGAAGATAATAACTAGTTATAATAGGTACTATGAACAACATCCACCACAAGTCAATAAAAAGGTTCCATCTCGATGGTCACATCCTTGACGACTCTGCTTTCTGGAGACTAAAGGATCAGTATGTTCGGTTGCTTACAACCAACATGCGAATGTCGGGGTATGTACCAAGACTTGACATACAGCCAGATTTTACATTAGACTATAATCAGGAAAAACAATATTTTGAATTTGAACTATCATTATATGGAATATACTTAGGAAAGAAGCAAAGCCAATGGATCGACGGAGTAGAGGGAACACAAATAGTGTATACTCAGATGAACAAATCAAGAGAGTCCTCGCAGGTAGTGGAATAAACATTGAGTCAGAAGTTACTTCGGACTACTTAATCTTCTGCCCATTTCATGGCAACCACAGAACCCCAGCTGGTGAGGTTGACAAGTCCAGCGGAATCTTCTTCTGCTTCTCCTGTCACAAGGCCTGTGATCTTATTGAATTAATTATGCACACCTCTGGTCGTACATATTTTGAGGCTGCCAGGTATATTAAGAGTAAAGAGTCTAATAGCACTATTGAGCAGGATATCGACAAGCAGCTCAATCAAGAGCCAGAGTTTGTAGAGTTTGACGAGTTCACGGTAAAGCGATTAAACAACGCAGCTTTGGAGTCTCCACGAGCAATTCGTTATTACCAGGGCAGATCAATTACAAAAGACTCTGTGCACAAGTTTCAGCTAGGGTACTCTGACAAGCGTGACATGATTACTATTCCAGTACACTCTCCAGATGGAATGTGTGTTGGCTTTGTAGGCCGTTCTGTGGAGGGTAAAGAGTTCAAGAATAGTCCTAAACTACCTAAGAGTAAGACACTATTCAATATTCACAGAGTCAAGACTTCTCGTCAGGTTTATGTCGTAGAGTCTTCATTTGATGCAATTAGATTGGATCAATGTGGTATGCCAGCAGTGGCTACCCTGGGTGCTAGCGTAAACAGCACACAAATAGACTTGCTTCAAAAGTACTTCAATGATATTATTGTTATTGCTGACAACGATGAAGCTGGAAGTGGTATGAGAGACAGACTTGTAGAAAAGCTTGGACCTCGTGTTACCGTACTGCAACTAGATAAGCAGTACAAAGATATCGGTGACATGGATGATGAATCTATTAAGAACCTTCGGGTTGGATTTGACAACTCTATCGCCGCTATGCTAAACTAATATACCCACTAAGGGAAAATAACAAAGGAGAAACAAATGAGTGTAATTAAAGGGCTAAAGAATATCAACGCACTACTTGATAAGCCAAAGTATGATGAAGATTCACCTCGTGTTCGCTGGCTCAAGCTAGCTGACGGACAGGCAGTAAAGATCCGTTTCGTTGAGGAACTGGATGAAGACTCTGCCAACTACTCGGAAGACCGTGGTCTTGCCCTTGTTGTCAAGGAGCACACCAATCCCAAGGACTACAAGCGTAAGGCTGTAGACACCATGGACACCGAAGGCCGTGACTGGGCTGAAGAGATGCACCGTAAGGACCCCAAGGCTGGTTGGCGTGCACGTCTTCGCTTCTACTGCAACGTCCTCGTTGACGACGGCATTGAAGAGCCATACGTGGCTATCTGGTCAATGGGTGTAAGCAAGCAGTCTGCATTCAACACTATTCGTGAGTATGCACTTGAGACTGGCAGCATCTCTAACCTGACCTGGAAGCTTAAGCGTAACGGCCAGGGTACTGAGACCAGCTACACCCTCATTCCGTCTGCACCTGATGCAGAACCATACAAGTGGGAAGTACAGCCTTACCCACTGGAATCAGCTCTTAAGAAGATTCCATATGCTGAGCAGGAGGCATTCTACCTCGGGTTCGATAGCCCATCTGGATCAGCAACTTCCAATATCGAATGGTAACAAACTGGGGGGTCAGCAGAACACTGCTGGCCCTCCTATCCTACAAAGAGAGAGAAACTAAATGAGCTACGTTGGACTTCACGTTCACACTCACTATTCGTTGTTTGACGGTATCGCAACACCACAGGAATATGTGGACCGAGCAGTAGAACTGGGTATGCCAGCTATTGCAATTACCGATCACGGTTCGCTTTCGGGTCACCGTGAAATGTATCGTACTGCCAAAGAGGCAGGTATCAAGCCTATCCTAGGTGTCGAAGGCTACATGGCTCAAGACCGATTCGACCACCGAGATGCATCAGAACGTGAGCACGTTCTAGACATGGTGTACAACCACATTGTTATTCTCGCTAAGAACGAGAAGGGGTTGGAAAACCTCAACAAGCTTAACGAGATTGCTTGGACAGAAGGTTTCTTCAAGAAGCCACGTATTGACTTTGAGGTGCTGGAGAAGTACAGCGAGGGACTTATTGTTACCTCAGCTTGCCCAAGTGGCATCGTAGCCAAGTCTATTGAGACTGGCGAACTTGCCGTGGCTAAGGAAAAGATTGAGTGGTTCCACCGTGTATTTGGTGACGACTATTACATCGAGGTCATGCCTCACAACGCTGCTGAGATTAACCACACCCTGCTTCAGCTTGCAGACGAGTATGGAATCAAGGCTGTCGTCACGCCTGACTGCCACCACTCTGACCCTAGCCAGAAGGAAGTCCAGGAGCTAAAGCTTATTCTCAACACCTACTCAAACAAGATTGAGAAGGATGCTACATTTGAGAAGTCTCGTGACATGCCAAACCTCATGGAGCGTTTGGACTACCTGTACGGTGCAGACCGTCAGATGTCATTTAACAAATTTAACATTCACCTTCTCTCCTATGAGGAAATGAAGCGTGACATGGAGGCCCAGGGTATTGATCGAGAAGACATCTACCAGCACTCATTAGAGATTGCTAATAAGGTAGAGGACTACAACATCAAGGACCACATGGACCTTCTTCCTGTACAGTACCCAAAGCCAGACGAAGAGCTTTACGCACTTGCTATTGCAGGTCTAAAGCAGCGTGGGCTTGAGGGCAAGCAGGACTATCTAGATCGTCTAGATGAAGAGCTAAAGATTATTAAAGATAAGAACTTCGGACCGTACTTCCTTGTCGTTCGTAGTATGATTGCGTGGGCAAAGAAAGAAGGTATTCGTGTTGGTCCTGGTCGTGGTTCGGCTGCTGGTAGTCTTCTCTGTTATGCTCTTGGTATCACTGACATTGACCCAATTATTCATGGCCTTTTGTTCTTCCGTTTTATTAATCCAGAAAGAAATGACTTCCCAGATATTGATACTGATATTCAGGATTCTCGTCGAGACGAGGTAAAGGATTATCTAGTTAGACAGTATCGACACGTTGCATCTATTGCTACGTTCCTACAGTTTAAGGATAAGGGTGTTGTTCGAGACATTTCTCGTGTACTTCACATCCCACTGGTTGACGTTAACAAGGTGCTCAAGACTATTGACACCTGGGACGAGTACTGCTCTTCTAAGACCACCGAGTGGTTCCGTGAGAAGTACCCAGAGGTAGAACAGTATGGAGAGCAGCTCCGTGGACGTATCCGTGGTACGGGTATTCACGCTGCTGGTGTTGTTACTGCAAAGGAGCCTATCTTTAAGTATGCTCCAATGGAGACACGCACATCACCAGGAACCAAGGAACGTATTCCTGTAGTTGCTGTAGACATGGGTGAGGCAGAGCGTATTGGTTTGATTAAGCTTGATGCTCTGGGTCTTAAGACTCTGTCTGTACTTGATGACACTCTTAATATTATTAAAGAACGTCACGGTCAGGATATCGATCCACTCACCATTGACATGGAGGACCGTAACGTATACGAGATGCTGTCAGCAGGTCACACCAAGGGTGTGTTCCAGTGTGAAGCTACGCCATACACTAATCTGTTGGTAAAAATGGGGGTAAAGAACTTTGACGAACTAGCAGCATCTAACGCACTAGTACGTCCAGGTGCTATGAACACCATTGGTAAAGACTACATTGCACGCAAGCACGGTAAGCAGAATGTTGATTACAAGCACCTTGTAATGAAGGGGTTCACCTCAGACACCTATGGTTGTATCTTGTACCAGGAGCAAGTCATGCAGGCCTGTGTACAGCTTGGTGGAATGTCTATGGCAGAGGCTGACAAGGTTCGTAAGATCATTGGTAAGAAGAAGGATGCTAAGGAGTTTGACCAGTTCCAAGACCAATTCGTTAAGGGTGCTTCGGCATACATTGGCGAAGAGGGTGCGAAGGACCTGTGGCATGACTTTGAGGCACACGCTGGTTATTCGTTTAACAAGTCACACGCTGTGGCGTACTCAACTCTTTCTTACTGGACAGCATGGTTGAAGTACCACTACCCCATCGAGTTTATGTTTGCTCTTCTTAAGAATGAGAAGGACAAGGATACTCGTACGGAGTACCTCATTGAAGCAAAGCGTATGGATATCCCTATTCGACTTCCACACATCAACGAGTCCGACATGGACTTTAAGATTGAGGGCAAGGGTATCCGCTTTGGTCTGACTGGTATTAAGTTTATCTCTGATAACATTGCCAAGAAGTACATCGAGGCACGCCCATTCAGGTCATACAAGGAGCTTGAGGAGTTTACGTTTGGCAAGGGTAACGGAGTCAACAGTCGTGCACTATCGTCTCTACGACTAATTGGTGCCGCTACATTCGAAGATAACCCACGCAACGAGCAAGAGGTTCGAGAGAATCTTTACGAGTACCTAAACCTACCAGAGTTTAACATCTCGGTTCCAGCACACTTCCACGCCTTTATTAATGAGGCAGAGGAGTACGAGGAAAAGGGTGCATTCATTCTTATGGGAATGGTTAAGAACATCAAGCGAGGCAAGGGTTGGTCACGAGTTGAGATCCTTGATAAGACTGGTGTTGTTGGTATCTTTGACGACGAGCAAACACTTATCGAGCCAGGACGTACATACATCATCTTGGCTAGCGATAACCGTGTGACATCGTTTGTCCCTGTAGACGAGGCAAAGGGTTCCGACAACGGAATCGTAAGGTTCCTTGGATACAAGCAGTTGCCATACACTGACGATGAAATGTATGTTGTGTCATTCAAGCCACGAGTAACAAAGGCTGGAAAGAAGATGGCATACCTAGTACTCGCTGATACTTCTCGTGAGCTGCATTCTGTGACGGTATTCCCAACACAGTTCCCCAAAGCTTATATGAAGATTAAAGAGGGTAACGCATACAAATTTGAATTTGGCAAGACCAAAGACGGCACTATTATTTTGAACGACGTAGAATAAGGAGAAAACATGTTCGATTCACTAGCAACAGAACTGCACGCAACCGCAGTAGATAAGGGCTTCTGGCCAGAGGATGTCGATGACATCTTTGTAACTAAGCAATTAATGATGATTGTCTCAGAGGCTGTAGAAGTCATGGAGGCTATTCGCAAAGACAAGGGCGAGGAAGAGATTGCAGACGAAATGGCAGACATTTTGATCCGCACACTTGACCTATACGCTGGTTTAGTAGAATTCGGGTATACTACAGTATCCCTCGATTACGCTTTCACGAAGAAGACACGCTTTAACACATCACGACCAGAGAAGCACGGAGTACGATTCTAATGATTACAGTATACACAAAGCCAGCTTGCGTTCAGTGCGAGCAGACAAAGAAGCTTTTGACCAAGAATGGTTTGGAGTTTGAAACAGTTGACATTACACAGGATGAAGCAGCGTACGACAAGATCGTTGGCATGGGATTCCTGGCAGCTCCAGTAGTTATTGCAGGAGAAGATAGCTGGGCAGGCTTCCAGCCAGAAAAGATTAATGGGTTGGTGGCTTAATGGCTGACATGACCGTAGACGATGTTCTAGCAGCACTTAATCCTAAGTTGCGTAAGAATCTTTTTGTTGGAGACGAGATGCCAGAAACACTGCTCCAGCCCACACCTAGCTATGGCTTGAACAAAGCACTTGGTGGAGGCCTACCATACGGACGACAGGTATTGATTTGGGGAAGCAAGTCTTCTGCTAAGTCTTCTATGTGTCTCCAGATGATTGGACTGGCACAGAAAGAAGGTAAGATCTGTGCTTGGATCGATGCCGAGATGTCGTTTGACAAGTCCTGGGCTGAGAAGCTCGGGGTAGACACATCAAAGCTTATCTATTCACAGTGTCGTACAATCAATGAGATGGTAGACCTAGGCACTAACCTTATGAACGCAGGTGTAGACCTTATTGTTGTAGACAGTATTACATCACTGTTGCCTGCAATCTACTTTGAGAAGGACTCTGACGAGCTTAAGCAGCTTGAAAATACCAAGCAGATTGGTGCTGAGTCACGAGACTTCTCTAATGCGTGGAAGATGATTAACTATGCTAACAACAAGCCTAAGCCTACATTGTTTGTGCTGATTTCTCAGTCACGAAATAATATCTCTGCTATGTATACCTCACAGCAGCCCACTGGTGGACAAGCAACAAAGTTCTACTCGTCAACAGTTATCAAACTGTTCTCGTCTGAGTCCGATAACCAGGCGATTAAGGGCAAGATTCCTGTAGGAGACAAGCTTATCGAAGAGAAGATTGGTCGCAAGATTAACTGGGATTTACAGTTCTCTAAGACCTCTGCAGGTTTCCAGTCTGGCAGCTATGACTTCTACTTCAAAGGCCCTCAGATCGGCGTAGACGGCGTTGGAGACCTAGTTGACACCGCAGAGCTAGCAGGTATTGTAAACCGCACAGGAGCATGGTACATCGTTTCTGAGGACAAAAAAGTCCAGGGTAGAGAAGCATTCATTAACTATGTTAAAGAGAATGAAGACTTCCGTAAGTCTATTGAGGAACAATTAAATGGCTAAGTATGTAGTACATGCAGGATCATTCCCATGCCATGTTTGTCGTGTAGAAGTTAAAACTATTAGACATTACCTAAGAGATAAGACTCTAACCTGGATGTGTCCAGATAGACACGTTTCAGAGGTAAGTCTTGAGACTAGAAAGTCGAGGGCAGACTATGAGCGAGAAGAGTGAGTCTAAGCGTATTGGTGCCAAGCAGCACAAGAACTCTGGTCGCAACACTCAAAAGGGTGATGCTACTTGGGAAAACTTTTGTGTTGACTTCAAAGAAGTAGGAAAGTCTTTTACTTTGAATAAAGAGGTTTGGGCTAAGGCCTGTACCGATGCAATAAAAAACAATGCAGACCCAGCCATTATCGTGGTAATCGGTGAGGGTGCATACAAAACAAGACTAGCAGTGGTAGAGTTATCAATGTTAGAACAATTAGTTGAGGATACAAAATAATGAAAATACTATTTCTAGACCTAGAAACAACACCTATGACAGCACATACCTGGGGTTTGTGGGACCAAAACATCTCGCTAAAGCAGATCCTAGCCTCTACGGAGGTCATGTGCTTTGGTGCACGTTGGTACGGTCAGAAGAAAGTTATCTTCAAGTCAGTACATCATGACGGCAAGCAGGAGATGCTTAATGAGATTCACAGACTTATGGACGAAGCTGATGCTGTTGTAGGGTGGAACTCTGCAGCATTTGACGTAAAGCACCTTAAGCGTGAATTCTTGGAGGCAGGAATGCTTCCTCACTCACCCACCAAGGACATTGACCTCATGACTGTTGTCAAGTCACAGTTCAAGTTCCCATCCAACAAGCTTGATTATGTAGCACAACGCCTAGGTGTTGGTGCAAAGGTTGAGCACTCAGGGTTCGATCTTTGGATTAAGTGCATGGCTGGCAATAACAAAGCATGGGCAGAGATGAAGAAGTACCAGATTCAGGATGTTAATCTACTTATTGATCTGTACGAGAAGCTTCTTCCCTGGATCAATTCTCACCCAACTGTTGGTATGTACGAGAACATTGATGATGCTTGCCCCAACTGTGGCTCTCAGAATCTACGTCCAGAAGGTGTCTACGTAGGCACTACAGGCTCCTACGACAAGTTCCAGTGCAACGATTGTGGCAAGTGGGTTAAGTCAAGCAAGAGTAATCTTACAAGCAAAACTAGCGGTATCTAGTCGAAAGTGGTATACTAAGGTAATGGAAACAACAGTAGAAAACAAATCAACACTAGAAATGATTAACGGTTTAAGTGAAATTGCAGATTACATGGAGGATGAAGAACTCACTTCTGCACTTACTATGATCGCTAAGCTAATAATTAAACCAGATATTCCTCTGCAAGTTGCTACAGTCGAGATTGTTCGACTACAAGCAATTGCTGCCAAGATGTCGTTCAAGGCAACTTGGCTTACCAACGTAGACAAGGGAGACAGAGCGAAGAAGAATATCTACTATACTGCTGCAGAATCTGTAAACAATTTGGTTTCGGCACTTAAGTATATTACTCGCTAAGGTATGACTATGAAAAATTTACTAACACAGGTAATGGAAAAGCCAGTAGACAAGAAGATCACAGAAGCTTTTAGCACTGAGGGTCTTGTTGAGGCTATCCAGCACGGTTACATTGCAAAGCGTGGACCAAAGCACCAGCAGAAGAAGACATTTGCTCCTTCTACTATTGCCTATGGACACGGAGAATGTGCTCGTTACTGGTACCTTGCATTTGACGGGGGTACATTCGAGGACAACGCAGATGCATTTGCAGGTGCCAATATGACTAATGGTACTCTGTCTCACAATAGAATCCAGGCAGCTATGGCTGATGCTGGAATCCTCAAGGATGCAGAGTTTAAGATTATCAACAATGACCCACCCATCTTTGGATACGGTGACGTCATTCTTGACTGGGAAGGCGAAGAACTTCTCGGTGAAATTAAGACTATGATGAATGAGGGCTTCGAGTATCGCAAGATGAATCGTAAGCCAAAGCCTGGACACTTGATCCAGCTACTTATTTACATGAAGATTCTACAGAAGCGTAAGGCTGTTCTTATCTATGAGAATAAGAACAACCACGAACTACTAGTGCTTCCAGTAGAAATTAATGACTATTACATTAAGTGGGTAAATGATGCATTCGAATGGATGCGAACAGTCCGTAAGGCATGGGTCGATAGAACTCTTCCAGAAAAGACTTATCGTTCAAATTCGAAAATCTGCAAGAACTGTCCTTTAAGCAAGGTCTGTGCAGATGCAGGTTCGGGAGATGTAAGAATAAATCGCCTGGAGCCTATCGATGAAAACATGTCAATGGTGTGATGCAGCTTTTGATCCAAAAGTAAGCTATCAAATTTATTGCTCTGAGCAGTGCAGAGATTCTGCAACTAAAGAGAAGATCACGCAAAGATACGCAATTGCAAGACGCAATAAGATGATGTCAAAGCCAAAGCTTTGTAAGAGCTGCAACAAACCGCTATCTGTTTATAATGATGACCTACTGTGCTCTTCTTGTGTAGTTAATCCAAAAGATGTTTCTAGAACTCTTAGAGAGATGAAAGGCCTTGCTAATGGAAAAGATAAGTAAGTTTGTTTCAATTGATGCAAACAGCACTAGCATTGCCTTCGCTATCTGGTCTGATGATAACTTAACTAGTTATGGAAAGATATCTTGGGCAGGTAAGACTAACTATGAAAAGGTACAGCAGGCCTCTCAGGTAGTTCGTGATTTCTTTAATTACTACAAAGACATAGACACGGTAGTTATCGAGCACACCGTATTTATGAATAGCCCTAAGACCGCTGCTGATCTAGCCCTGGTTCAGGGTGCTATTCTAGGAGCGATGTCTTTAGCAGGGGTAGAGACAATTAAGTCCACCAACCCAATTGCATGGCAAACCTTTATTAAGAATGGTAGACTTACTACACCAGAGAAACAGCTTATTCGTAATGAGTTTCCTGGAAGATCTGATGCTTGGTATAAAAACAAGGAGCGAGAGTTCCGTAAACAAAGAACAATTAAGTTTGTTAGTGATCGATACAAAAAGAACATTAGCGATAACGATGTTGCTGATGCTGTTGGTATTGGACACTACGCTATCTTTAACTGGGAAAAATTGGGTTGACAAGGAGAGCTATGGCTGCTAAACTATATACTAACAAGGCTTGGCTGACCAAGCGTTATTTAATGGACAAGAAAACTCCAGAAGAAATTGCTAAGGAATGCGGAGCTTCTGTAGAAACCATTTATGTCTATTTGGCAAAACACGGATTAAGGAAAAGTAAACGGTGAGTAACAGAAAACTAGAAGAGGCACTGGCCAAGCGTGAAGAGCAGGACATTCTGCGTGGACTACACGACCGTGGCCAGGACATGGTCAATCATCCAAAGCACTACACATCGGATCCTTCTGGTGTAGAGGCTATTGAGATTACTCGTCACCGTAACTTTAACATTGGTAATGCCATCAAATACCTATGGCGTGCTGGTCTCAAAGACGAGCAGAAGACCATTGAAGACCTTAAGAAGGCTATCTTTTATATTAGTGATGAAATTAACCGTTTGGAGAACATGTAATGGCACGTCCTAAAAAGTTTATAATTCCAGAGATTGCACGCAAGTACGTGCGAGAAGACTCTGTTACCCTTGAGGATGGCAACGTTATTGAGCGTGGAGACATGTTTAAAATTAAGGGCAAGAACAGTTTTGGTATTGGTGAGTGGGGTCTTATGTTTAAGTTTGACCACCTAGTTACTAATACAGAAAACGGTAAAGTCTACGTAGAATGTTTTGAGATGTTCCGTGGCAAAGCTGGGGTAATGCGAGCATTCCCAGTAGACCGTATCAAGCGTATTCCAAAGAAGAGGAGCAAGCGTGTCAGAACCAGCACTAGTTGAACATCTAGACCAGATGAACAAGATCGTTTCCAAGTACCTAGAGGGCAACGATCCTACAAAGATTTCTAAAGAGCTATCGCTCCCACGACAGAAGGTAGTAGCCTACCTGGAAGAGTGGAAAGTTATGGCATCTAACAATGCTGCTATCCGTGAACGTGCACGTGAGGCACTGGTAGCTGCAGATACACACTATAATAAATTGATTAGTCAAACATACGAGGTAATTGATGACGCCACTACTCAGGCTAATCTTGGTGCTAAGACTACTGCTATCAAGCTTGTACTTGATATTGAGTCACGTCGCATTGACATGCTACAGAAAGCTGGCCTTCTGGAAAACAAAGAGCTTGCAGAAGAAATGATTGAGATTGAGAACCGACAGGATATCCTGATGAACATTCTTAAGGACATTGCTGCTGAGCACCCTGAGGTTCGTGACAAGATTATGCGTCGTCTATCTGAGGCATCTAGAAAGAATGAGACCATTACGGTAGTACACGATGTTTGATGATTTTTTAGAGGCACTCAAAGATAACCATTTTGCTGAAACACCAGTAGATGTGAAGACGTTTGTAGAGGGCGAAGCCTACCTGGGACAGCCACAGCTCTCTGAGATTCAGTATGACATTGTGCAAGCAATGAGTCAGATCTATAAGCTAGAGGACCTCCAGGAGCTTATGGGGACAGCTGAGGGTGCAGCATACTACAAGAAGTACACCAAGAATGAACTGATTCTCCAGCTTGGCAAGGGTAGCGGTAAGGACTTCGTATCTACCGTAGCGTGTGCATATGTAGTGTACAAGCTCCTATGCCTTAAGGACCCAGCCCGTTACTACGGAAAGCCATCTGGCGATGCTATTGATATTATTAACGTGGCTATTAACGCACAGCAGGCAAAGAACGTGTTCTTCAAGGGCTTCAAGACTAAGATTGAGAAGTCCCCTTGGTTTGCTGGAAAGTTCTACTCTAAGGCAGACTCTATCGAGTTCGATCATGCCATCACCGTTTACTCTGGTCACTCTGAACGAGAGTCCCACGAGGGTCTGAACCTCCTCATGGCGGTTCTTGACGAGATCTCTGGTTTTGCCTCTGAGGTTGGTACTGGTAATGAGCAGGGCAAGACTGCTGACAACATCTACAAAGCCTTCCGTGCATCTGTAGACTCACGTTTCCCAGACCTAGGTAAGGTAGCTCTGCTATCATTCCCACGTTACCCTGGCGACTTCATTTCTCAGCGGTATGACGACGTAATCCTAGACAAAGAAGTAATCACTAAGACTCATAAGTTTATTATGAATGACGAGCTTCCAGAAGACATGGAGGGCAATAGTCTGGAGATTACGTGGGATGAAGACGTTATCCTTAACTATAAGTATCCAGGCATGTTTGCAATCAAGCGTCCTACCTGGGTAGTTAACCCTACCCGTAAGATTGACGACTTTAAGCTTGCCTTCTACACAGACCTGGGTGATGCCATGCAGCGTTTTGCCTGTGTACCTACCTATAGCTCTGACGCATTCTTTAAGCAGGTAGACAAGGTTAAGTCTTGTATGACTCTTCGCAACCCTATCGACAGCAACAAATCATTTGATGAAACGTTTGTGCCAGATCCAGAGAAGACTTACTACGTTCATGCTGACCTTGCACAGCTTCACGATAAGTGTGCGGTAGCAATTGCTCACGTAGAGAAATGGGTAAATATCCAGGTAGTTAAAGACTACCAGCAAGTAGCACCTATTGTAGTAGTAGATGCAGTTGTGTGGTGGGAGCCAAAGATTGAAGGTCCTGTAAACCTTTCCGAGGTTAAGCAGTGGATTCAAAACTTAAGACGACAAGGTTTCAACATAGGTATGGTCAGCTTTGACCGTTGGCAATCATTCGATATCCAGAATGAGCTGAAGCAGGTGGGTATGAGAACTGAGACTGTTTCTGTTGCCAAGAAGCATTACGAAGACATGGCTATGCTTGTCTACGAAGAGCGACTGGCTATGCCTATGATTGATCTTTTATTTGAAGAGCTAACAGAGCTTAAGATTATGAAGCAGAACCGAGTAGACCACCCTCGCAAGAAATCTAAGGACCTTGCGGATGCTGTGTGTGGTGCTATCTTTGGTGCTATTTCTCACACTCCAAAGAATCTAAACCAGCAGGTGGAAATCCATACATTTAGGGATAAATCTAAGCAGATAACTTTGAATCCTCAAGATAATGTGATAGAATTAAAACCTAAGCCGATGCCAGACGATGTCAAGGAATACCTTGGCCGCTTCGATCTAATTTAGGAGAGAGATGTTAGATGTAGTTTACTACTCCAACAGGTCTGGCAACACTAAGCGTTTCGTTGAAAAGCTGGGGTACGAAAGTATCTACTCAGTATCAGAATTACCATTAGCCACCAAAGAGTATGTACTTTTTGTACCCACTTACGGAGGAGGCGAAGGTGAATACGCAGTGCCAAGGCCAGTAGCAAAGTTCCTGAATGTTCAAACAAACAGAGATCTTATGCGTGGCGTTGTAGGGTTTGGAAATACAAACTTTGGTGAGCACTACTGCAAAGCAGCAGAACTAATTGTTGCAAAAACAGGTGTGCCACTTTTAGCAAAAATAGAACTTCTGGGTACTCCAGAAGACGTACAACTAGTACAGGAAAGGTTGAGGAAACTAAATGAGCAATTACAGCTACCATGAACTAAACGCCATGTTGAATCTATATGGCCCAAACGGAGAGATCCAGTTCGACAAGGACAAGGAGGCTGCTAAAGCTTATTTTCTTGACCACGTGAATCAGAACACCGTATTCTTCCACAGCCTTGAAGAGAAGATTGATTATCTTGTTGAGAATGAATACTATGACAAGACTGTTCTAGACCAGTACGACTTTGATTTTATCAAGTCTTTGTTTAAGCAGGCATACGCAGTCAAGTTCCGATTCGATACCTTCCTGGGTGCATACAAGTTCTATACCTCTTACGCACTAAAGACATTTGACGGTAACCGCTACCTAGAACGATTTGAAGACCGTGTGTGCATGAACGCACTCATGCTTGCTCGTGGAGATAAGAAGCTTGCCAAGTCTATGGTTGACGAGATCATCTCTGGTCGGTTTCAGCCAGCTACTCCAACGTTCCTTAATGCAGGTAAAATGCAGCGAGGCGAGTTCGTATCTTGCTTCCTTCTCCGTATTGAGGACAACATGGAATCAATTGCTCGTGCGATCAACTCCTCACTCCAGCTGTCTAAACGTGGTGGGGGTGTTGCCCTTAACCTGACAAACTTGCGTGAGGCAGGTGCACCGATCAAGAAGATTGAGAACCAGTCATCTGGTGTCATCCCCGTTATGAAGTTGCTAGAAGACTCTTTCTCCTACGCAAACCAACTCGGTGCACGTCAGGGTGCAGGTGCTGTTTATCTTAACGCACACCACCCAGACATCCTTAGCTTCCTCGACACTAAGCGTGAGAACGCTGACGAGAAGATGCGTATTAAGACTCTCAGTATTGGTGTGGTTATTCCAGACGTTACTCTTGAGCTTGCTCGTAACAACGAGGATATGTACCTGTTCTCCCCATACGACGTTGAGCGTATCTACGGAGTACCTATGACTGAGATTTCTGTCACTGAGAAGTACCAGGAGATGGTGGACAATCCAGAAATCAAGAAGTCTAAGATCAAGGCTCGTGTACTCTTTGAGCGTATCGCAGAGCTGCAGTTTGAATCTGGCTACCCATACGTAATGTATGAAGATACTGTTAATGATGCAAACCCAGTAGAGGGACGTATTAGTATGTCCAACCTATGCTCTGAAATTCTGCAGGTATCCTCAGCCTCTGAGTACAACGCTGACCTTAGCTACAAGACTATTGGTAAGGATATCTCATGTAACCTAGGATCATTAAACATTGCACAGGTCATGGACTCTCCAGACTTTGCCAAGACTGTTGATGTCGCAATCCGTGCACTCACATCTGTTGCAGACATGAGCTACATTGATTCTGTTATGTCAATTGCCGAGGGTAATAAGAAGAGCAGAGCCATTGGGCTAGGCCAGATGAACCTACATGGCTACCTTGGTAGAGAGAAGATTCACTACGGTAGCGAAGAGTCTATTGACTTTACAAACATGTACTTCTACAAGATTCTATACCACGCTCTACAGTCGTCTGCACAGATGGCTAAGGAGACTGGTGAGACCTTTGACAACTTTGAAAACTCTAAGTATGCTACTGGTGAGTTCTTTGATAAGTACGTTAATCAGGAATGGAAGCCTGCAACTAGGCGTGTAACACAGCTCTTTGACGAAAAGGGCTTCAAGCTACCTACACAGGCAGACTGGGAGAACCTTGCTAAGTTTATTAAGAAGCATGGTTTGTACAACCAGAACCTACAGGCTGTACCTCCTACAGGCTCTATCTCTTACATTAATAACTCTACAAGTTCTATACACCCTATCGCTTCTCAGATTGAGATTCGTAAGGAAGGAAAGCTTGGACGTGTCTACTACCCTGCTCCACACATGACTCAGGACAACATGGAGTACTTTAAGGATGCATATGAGATTGGACCAGAGGCAATTATCGATGTCTACGCAGCTGCCACACAGCACGTGGACCAGGGACTATCTCTGACACTGTTCTTCAAGGACACCGCCACTACTCGTGATGTAAACCGTGCACAGATCTACGCATGGAAGAAGGGTATTAAAACTATTTATTACATTCGTATTCGACAGCTAGCATTGGAGGGTACCGAGATTGACAACTGCGTAAGCTGCATGTTATAATTGGAGATACTATGATTACTAGACCTATTAACTGGAACAAGATCGAAGACCCTATTGACTTAGAGGTCTGGAATAGACTGACCGCTAACTTCTGGCTACCTGAAAAGGTGCCTCTAGCTAACGACGTACAGTCCTGGGCAACGCTGCACCCAGACGAACAGCAGCTAACTATGCACGTCTTTACAGGACTTACCATGCTGGACACTTTGCAGGGTACTGTAGGGTCAATGAGTATTATTGGAGATAGTCGTACACAACATGAAGAAGCGGTTATTACTAATATTGCTTTTATGGAATCTGTTCACGCTAAAAGTTACTCTAGCGTATTTTCAACACTCTGTTCAACAACAGACATTGAAGAAGCATTCCGATGGTCGGAGGACAACCCGTACCTACAGAAGAAGGCGGAGATCGTACTTGCCAATTACCACGGCGACGATGCTGAGAAAAAGAAAATTGCATCAACACTACTTGAATCATTTCTTTTTTATTCAGGATTCTACCTTCCTATGTATTGGTCTTCTCGTGCTAAGCTAACCAACACTGCAGACCTTATTCGTCTTATCATTCGTGACGAGGCGGTACATGGATACTACATTGGATATAAGTTCCAGCAGGCATACAACGAATCATCCGAGGCACGTAAGGAAGAGTTGCACGACTATGCATACTCACTCCTCATGGATCTCTACGATAATGAAATTAAGTATACTGCTGACCTATATGATGGCATGGGATTAACAGAGGATGTCAAGGCATTCTTGCGTTATAACGGTAACAAGGCTCTAATGAATCTTGGTTTTGATGCACTCTTTCCAAAGGAAACGTGTAACGTAAACCCTGCTATTCTTTCTGCCTTGTCACCAAACTCAGACGAGAACCACGACTTCTTTAGTGGGTCTGGCTCCTCGTATGTAATTGGAAAGCACGAAGCAACAACCGACGATGATTGGGATTTCTAATGGCTAAAGAGATTGACTTCGACGAATGGGTCGAAATCGGTACAACAAAGGGTTGGATCACTCCGCCTTTCTGCAACACTCATGACGGTGATCCGTACATGACTGATGAAGAAATGCAAGAGTGGGAAGACGGTGGGGACCCCTGCTGCCCTGTGTTTAAGATTATTCAGTAGGGGGTATAGTGAAGATAACACTAACTCCATTTTCACAAATGGCAGAGCTAGTCATTCCTGCACCACAAAAGGCATCTAACTTTTTGCCAGAGTGGTTTAAGAATGCACCTACGCATGAAGAAGGATATAATGGAAACAAAATATCCAGGACACATGCAGGAGGCACTACAGCAACCATGAAGGGGTGTAATCCTCTTCTGGATACGTTGACTGGAGGCTATATCTTTCAGCTTGCAGCAGACGTTGAGTTCCACTTTGATGGGCACGAGTTTGTTCCCAGGTGGCTTGTGGACTTCCCACTAGTCTCTGGGCAAGGACATTACCAGTCTATAGGTTTACCTCGTCCAGATGAAAGGTCATACACCTCTTGGAAGTGGGTTGCTGGATGGAAGATGAATACTCCCAGGGGGTATAGCACTCTGTTCACGCACCCGTTTAATCGACATGACCTACCGTTTAGAACATTCTCTGGTATTGTTGAGACTGATAAGTTTACTATGCAAACAGACTTTCCTTTTCAGCTAATCTCAGATCCAGGCAAGGACCATGTTCTGATTAAAAAAGGTACACCAATCTGTCAAGCAATTCCGTTTAAGAGGGATAACTGGAAGTCAGAGATTGTAAAGTATGACGATGATAAAAGAACCAAACAAATGTTTGATCTTTATTCTATTGCAGATAAGTCTTATCGCAATCAATTTTGGGAAAGAAAAACTTACAACTAGCTTGACAAACAGCTAAGACTGTGAGTATAATTGAATAGTATCATCACCTAGCATCACTCAACGATATTCACTGGTGGTGGTATATTGCTCCATAGCTCAACGGCAGAGCAGGAAGCTGTTAACTTCAAGGTTCCTGGTTCGAATCCAGGTGGGGCAGCGAATAACTAAATAGCGTATAAGTTTACTCTAGGTCTCTGAACAATACCTAGAGAAAATGATGCAACCGAAACTATCGTTGCTGCTTCCATTCGGATAGCCGTTCAGGGCGAGTCCACTAAGGGGGTATGCTAGGTTGTACAGCCATTGGGTGTTTCGCATAGGCTTAATCCTGTCCCACGAATGGCACTTGGCCCTATAGCTCAGTTGGTTAGAGCGTCTGCCTGTCACGTAGAAGGTCGCCAGTTCAAGTCTGGTTAGGGTCGCAATAGGTAGAAATGATCAGTCTACCTGCCGATAGTCGGTCGCCTGTAGGGTAAGCGATATCCCTGCTTTTGCCTCAATAGCTCAACGGTAGAGCACCTGTCTTGTAAACAGGAGGTTGTGATCTCGGAATTCACTTGAGGCTCGAAAAGGAGGCTTTATGCCAATCTATGAGTACAAATGTATCGAATGTGATACAAAATTAACATTAGTTAAATCAGCAGATGATCGTGATAAAGATCTTCCTGCATGTAAGTCTTGCAATTCAGATATAAAGCGTGTATACTCTAAAGTAGGAGTTGCCTTTAAGGGCAGCGGCTTTTATTCCACAGACAAGTAAGGGGTTGTTTTGACAACTGTGATTGAACCAGAAATTGTAGAAGAAGTAAAGACACGGGTACTAACGCTCAATGATCGTTGCGATGCAAAAGCGTGTGGTGCTGCAGCTCTTGTGAAGGTTTCTGGGGTATCTGGAGAGCTACTATTCTGTGGACACCACTACAACAAGGCAGAAGACTCTGAGGCCATGAAGAAGTTTGCGTTTGAGATCATTGATGAACGCTGGTCAATGCAGGGCGAGAACCGCCTTAAGGGGGACTAAATGTCTAGGCACAATGACATGCTTGAAGAAATGATCCTGGCAGGTGCTGCAGAGGTAGCTGGTATTGATGATAACGGTGAGCTTACCTATAGCTTTACCAAGAAGATGCCAGACCTTTATCCAGAACTTGCTCAAACTATTGAAGCTGGAATCTATAGCCATTTCCTTGTTCTTTGGGAAAAGGGCTTTGTGGATATCACAATGGCAGACGATGACCCAGTAGTAACGCTAACCGAAAAGTCCAGGGACTTGACAGAGCTAAGCAAGCTAACTGATCACCAGCAGCTTATCATGCAAAATATTATTGAATACTTTTCTGAAGAGTAGTATAATTAACTGATGGAGTTTTTTGTTGGTGCAATAATTACCCTAGTTGCAGTAGTTGTAACCAGGAAGTTTATTGTGCGAGACATCGAGAATAAAAATAAAATAGATATTGTTTATAGTCAGTCGAATGTATATGAGCTTATCAGACCATTTATTCCAGACAGCCTAATCAGGCAGCTAGCCCCAAGTCAAAGCAGTAAACACTACGACAAGATCTTCACTAAAATTTTGGTGGTAGATGAAATGGCTTACTGGATTAAAGAGAACACATTCTATAGTGCAAGCCTTGTGGATGGCAATGTGGACAAGGCAACAGCTAAGCCAGTTGACACAATGGCTATGGACAAGGTACAATTAGATAAGATGATTAATATCATTGAAACTTTAACGAAGGGCAACTTTAATGATTATAGGAATTCAGGGTAGTAAGAACTTCTCAGACTACAATGTCTTTCTTCGTGCTATGGGAACAGCTCTATCTAGCATGTCAGAAGGAGACGAGCAGTTCACCATTATGTCTGCAGGACCAGCAAGGTTAAACTCTATGGGTATGGAATTTACAAACGTATCTGAGCGTAGCCTGAAGGCCCGTGGCATTCATGCAAAGATTGTTAAGGTTCCCGTTGCTTGGTTTGATAAGAATATGCAGGTAGTGGATCACTTCATGTATTTCAGTCTTCCCAAAGAGACCGTGTCACCCCTGGTGGCTAAGGCAGAAGACTTAGATCTTGATGTAGGAATCTATCGGTATGCTTAGCAAAAGCGAAGAGGCCTTTCTTTCAGTAGCAAGATATCTTTCTAAGAAGTCTGCTGCTAGACAGAAGCACGGAGCAGTTGTGGTTAAGTCAGGGCGTGTCCTTGGTACTGGCTACAACAAGGATAAGAATCATCCGACACAGGTGTCACCAGAACATATCAAAACGCATTGTAGTCGTCATGCTGAAATAGAGGCGATGAAAGATGCTAACTGGAATGTACGTGGTGCAGTTCTTTATGTTGCCAGACTAAATCGTCAGGGTAGCGATAGGAACAGCAGACCTTGCAAACACTGCGAGGTAGTAATACAAACAATGCAAATCAAAAAAGTAATATACACAGAAGGTTGAGAAAGATGCAAATCACATCACTTAATCAAATGGAAGAGATTGTCGCAAACAACAAGTCCCTCAGCTGGGATGGTTGGACAGTTCTCCACACAAAGCAGGACCCAACCGCATGGTCAAAGACCAACGGTGTATTTAGAAATTCACAATGGCATGTACAGAACCGTTACGAGCCTGTCGAGAATGGATGGAATATCCCATTAAAGCTTGTGAGGTAACATGGACAAGCATGAGTGGAAAGATCTAGGATCTTGCAGGGACTATGACACTAACTTATTCTTTGATAAGTATGAAGATAATCTTGAACTCAGGCCTGCCATTGACAAGCTATGTTCTGACTGCCCAATGGTAAAGCAATGTTTTGCTGTTGGTGTCTCTCAGAAAGAATGGGGAGTCTGGGGAGGTGTGTATATTGAGAATGGAAAAATTTCCAGGGAATTCAATAAGCACAGGTCTAAAGAGGATTGGTCTCAAACCTGGCAATATCTAACGATGGATAATTAATTATGGAAATGTGGTCATGGGTACTAGCTGCAATTGGTGTAGCTGGAATATTCTTTGTTGGTCAGAAGACTATTTGGGGTTGGCTAATTCTGTTAGCTAACGAATGCATATGGTTTGTTTATGCCATTGCAACAGAACAATATGGTTTCATATTTTCTGCCATAGCATATGCCACGGTATATGTTAGATCCTATTTACATTGGAAAAGAGATAAGTAATGTACACAGATGAAATGAAGAGAGCCTTCTACTCTGTTACGCCACCTAAAAACTTTGGCGTTCAGATTGTTGACAACGAGCATTTCCTAACAGTAAAGGCAAGTGCGAAGCAATTCTTTAACTTGCTTGACGAAGATAAGCGTGATGCTGTTGAATATATGGTTCGAGTCAAGAAGGCACTGGAAGACAATGGTGCAATCGTAATGCTTGTAAGAGACGGCGAAGAAGGTTTGTAAATGAATACAGAATTGCTTTCTCTGATTGGCTTTATTGTATATACACTATTGTTTTGCCTAGTCGCATTTGGCTACTCCAGGTCTCTGATTAATAATAAAAGCATTAGGAATCAGCTTGCAGCAGAAGTAATTGAAAAAGCAGCACTAACAGCACGCATCGATCAACTCGAAGGTGCACGTGACTCTGACAAGATTGAGAATACAGAAGGCTTTCTACGCTTTGTATCTGAATCTCGTGAGTGGGCTTTTGAGTATATTGAGGATGTGCAGCAAGCACTACTCGCCTACGATATAGCTCTCAGTACTGATGATGCAAAAATAATTAATGATGCATATAAAAAGTTAATCAGCTTCTTGCCAGATGACGATGTGGTATCATAGAATTGCCTGCTCTTCGGAGGGGTAATACAAATAACTCGCTTAAAAGGAGTGATAATATGGTAAAAACATACAAAACAATGATGGACGTATTTAACGATCCATTCCTCATTGGGTTTAGTCGGGAATTCGATAGACTCAATACACTACAGAAGACAAACTCTTCTATCTCATATCCACCATACAATGTGGTAAAGTATACGGATGACGAATATGATCTGATGCTTGCAGTTGCTGGCTTTTCGATTGATGATCTATCCGTAACCATAGATGATGGAAATCTGATTGTGGCTGGAGAGATTTTAGAATCACCAGCTGCTGAACCAGAGTATCTCTACAAGGGTATTGCCACACGCAAGTTTACCCGTAAGTTTGCACTTGGCGAATATATGGAAGTAGAGAAGACATCTCTAAAGGATGGAATCCTACGCATCTTCATTAAGCGTAATATTCCAGAAGAACAAAAGCCTAAACGCATTGAGATCATTGATCACAGTGCTAATAATAAATATTAGTAGGTAGATCGAAGTCCTGAGCATGACTTAAAACTGCTCTTTAATGATATGCTTTTGCTCTGTAGTTAATAAAGATATTTTCGTAGCCACGAGCACGGAAGTCTTGGCAGACAACGACCATCTCGCAATCGCCTTCACCAGTCTTCTTATTGATCCAGTGGTGTCTAGCACCTTCCTGGAATGGCTTAGCACGGTATAGGCAAAGCCCACTAGAGGTAGATAGGTATCTTCCGTAATGCTTTGTGCGGTATCCGTCTTCAAGGGGGAACACACCAGGCTGGTATTCATCTGTAGTCCTAGTAGCCCATACGTCATAGAATGTACCGTTTGGACGAACAGACATGGCAGAGACAACATCGAAGTCTGGCTCAAGTGTTTCAAATTCAAGAAGCTCTCTGATGTCACCCACACCAAACTTTACGTCACCCTCAAACATGAGCACGTAGTCGGCGGTATCTAAGAAGCCTGCAGCCTCAATAGCCTTGTTTCTAGCAATGGACAGATTCATAACTCTTTCTTCATCCTTAACAGAACCAAAATACTTAGTGTTAACATTCTCACTAATGATCGAGATACCCTTAAGCATAGACCAGTCAAAGCTAAACAACAACCTCTTAGTGCTATCGGTAGAGTCGTTCTCATAAATAGACAAGTAGAACTCATGTTCTGGGAAAGCCTTTACCACATCAGCGATCTGCTTGTGGTACTGCCCCATTTGCTTTTCTCTATTACGAATAATAGAATACATAAGTATCTTCTTTTTAGGAATCAACTTCTTGATTGCTTTGTTTAATGCCTCTGCACTTAGCATTGACTCTACAACATCTTTAAATTCACCCTGGATATTCTCCCAGTCAAAGCTCTTGGCAAGCTTGTAGCTGCTTTCTGACAAACTGGCGTATACCTTAGTATCCCCTAGTTTTAAAATGGCTTCTACCATTTCATCAGAATTGTCTCCAATTAGCATACATGAGTCAATCTCTTCTTCAGAGAATCCTCTAGCACCAACGGTAGAGGAAATAATGGGGAGGCCATAGCTTAACGCCTTCATAACCTTAAGGTGTGTTCCTGCTCCACTCTCCATGGGGTTAATGAATACACCAGAAGACTTAAATAAATAGTCCAATGTTTCGTCATCGACCTTGCCAAGGATTTCGATGTTGTCAGATGGCTTCATTGTTTTAAGAGCATTGCTTGCGTCACCAACAACCTTGAAGGTGTAGTCTGGCAAAGCCTGAGCAATTGGAATAAGGTTCTTTGCTGCAACAACGTTCGGTGGGTGACCGCTACCAACAAACAAAACAACCTTGTTGTTCCTGGATACATCAGCATCTGGCTTTCTGATCTGCGTACCGTTTGGAATATATACAGACTTCTTGTTTGTCTTGTAGAACTCACGAATCTTCTGCTCGTCTTGAGTTGAACAGTAAGTGTAAAGATCACAAAGATTTAAGGCAAGCTCCTCCATCTGAGCCGTAACCTTTAGGTCTAAAGAGTTTACTTTGTATAGTTGTTCTGCAAGTGTGATCTCTGCATTGTGTGACGCATAGATAACTGGTAAGTTATTTACATTAAGTTCATCAAATAAAGGTGCTGTTGCAAAATGATCGAGAATAACCAAATCAGTATCCTTCAACTCTTTTCTAACAACATTCTTAAACTTTGTCATAAAGTCTTTTAGCAAGTAAATGGTTAGGTCACGACTTTTGCCATCCAGTCTCTGCCTCTGGTTGTTGCCTCTTCTTGCTGTGCCTGGGTCAGCTGCATAAACAGAAAACTTTGTGCCATCTGCGAGGGTAGTGCTGTGATCTTCTCCACCCCAACTAAAAGCTACAACGTGTACGTCATGCCCACTAATAGATTCTAAGAGTTTAAACGATCTTTCTGACCCACCAGAACTTGTGTCTAACATGTTTGGGTTTGCTGAGATTACTAATATTTTTGCCATTGTAATAATAGTATACCATCTACGCTGTGTTATAATTATAGGTATGGAACAACTCATTAGCCTACTAAAGGCACTGCTAGCAGACAACATTACATTACGCTTCAAGGCACAGGGATACCACTGGAACGTCGAGTCCGATGACTTTGCACAATTCCACAAATTCTTTGGAAAGATTTATGAAGACTTTGAGGGGGCAACTGATGCACATGCAGAGTGGATTCGTATGCTTAACGCCTACGCTCCTTACAGAATCTCAGAGTTCTTTGACTCTAGCTCTATCTCAGAGCCACTTATTGTCGGAGATGCAGAAGAAATGGTTGCAGATCTTTACGATGCAGTAGAGAAGCACAAAGAAGACTTGGTCATGGCTGGGCAGGTAGCAAACTCTCTTAACGAGTTTGGTTTGGCTAACTTCCTTGCAGACCGTCAGACAGCTTGCCAGAAGTTTTGCTGGCAGTTACGTGCATCAATGGAGATGGAAGAAGACTAATGCCATATAAAATTAGCGGTAAGGGTGACGGGCTTGGCTGCTCTGGTTATGCTGTTCAAGATGAAGCTGGAAAGACCGTAGGGTGTCATGGTACTCGTGCAGAAGCAGAGTCACATGTAGCAGCATTGTACGCAAACGTACCAGACGCACAAAAAGACATGTCTATTACTGTTGATCCAAAGTATCCTGGTGCAGGAATTAAGCGTCCTGAGCAGGGTAGAGCAGGCGGCAAGACTGGTTCTGGTATCAGATCTCAGTATGGCAAGAAGCCAAAAAATACAAGAAGAGGACGTTCGTCGGATGCACTTAATAGTGATGGTGCTATTGGTGTTAGCGGAAACTCTATGGGAGGTATCTAATGATAAAAGAAGGCGACATGGTAATCGGAACAACATCCGAGGGTGTTGTAGTTGGTCGTGTAGAGCATGTAATGCTTGAGGGCGGAACGTATGGTGTTGAGGGCACAGAGTATGCTATCGAAAGCACACCAGAGAATCCAGCAATGGCTGTTAGGGTTTACGAAGAAGAGGATGGCATGTGGTACCCCACAGCCTATTCCATTGGGATGCTTCACAGCGATGCAATGCCTGCAGATGTAGAGATTGGCGTTGAAGAGGATGACCTCGAAGAATTAGAGCGACTAGCAAAAGCGTCCCCATGCTGGGAAGGCTATGTTATGCGTGGCATGAAGCCTGGTAAGGGTGGAAGCATGGTTCCTAACTGCGTTCCAGTGAAGAAGTATGACGAGGCACTTGCTAAGGCAGACACCTACACTCCAAACTCTGGAATGAAAGCTGCTGCTAGACGTGCACTCAAATGGAAAGAAGAGGGTAAGGCAACTGGTGCTGGAACCCCTGTTGGCTGGGGTAGAGCAACAGACATCGTAGCAGGTAGAGCTATGTCTCTTAGTACTGTTAAGCGTATGTACTCTTTCTTTTCTCGTCACGAAGTAGACAAGAAGGGCAAGGACTTTAACAATACGTCTAACCCATCCAATGGTCGTATCATGTGGGATGCATGGGGTGGCAATGCTGGTTTTGCATGGTCACGTGCTATCGTTGAGCGTGAAAAGAAATTCTGGCAAGGCTCAGCTTTTGAGTAATAAGTGGTACAATTAATATATGAGTACACAACATAATCTTTACACAGTGGGAACCACACGAGTTGCCGTATCTGAGTCATCGACAAGATCTGGTCGTGACGTTACTATTCAAAACGTAAACGCTTACGGATACGTCTATGTCGGTGGTGCAGGCGTAACTGCTGAAAACTATGGATATAGAGTTTCACCCAACCACGCCATCTCTTTTGAGTTAGATTCACAAGATGAACTATACGTTATTGGTTCGACAAGCAATTTAAAGGTTGCCGTACTCTCTATTAACCTAGAAGGAAAGCAATAATGGCTAGGTTTACACATCCAGGAACAACGGGGTCTGGATCTTCTGCAGACGGTACTTGGCAAATTGAGGGTGGCTCTCTAGGCACTCAGCCAACATTTAACGGTGCACCACTTTTTTCTGGAAGCTGGACCTTAATGGACAACATTTGTCATTTCAATATTGATGTTGATATGGATAACATTACTAACTTTGGAAGTGGTCAGTATTATGTAAACCTTCCATTCACTTCAAAGTATAACTACTTACTTAGTAATGGATGCTTGCACGACACCTCAACTGGCAGTGAGTATGCTATCTTGGGACATGTCCTAGCAAACTCCAACCAGCTAAGGCTGCTCACTACCACATCAAATGGTAAGCAAGAGTCTTTTACGCATAACGTTCCAGTTACCCTCAACGTTGCAGACAACTTTCACATTGCTGGAACGTATAACATAGTATAATTGGTGGAAGTGCAGGGAATCGAACCCTGGTCCTAGTATGTGGCTATCCGTACTTCTACATGTTTAGCTAGTTTTACTAAACAGACAGAGCTGATACTAGCATCACTCTGCCCAACTATACCATCCTAAGAAGCATCACTTTATTTAAAGAACTTGCTGCTCAGCGTGATCACTGCTGGCAAGGTGCTTTCGCAGACAACCTAAGCTGCTAGAGCGTATTCGGCGTTATATTTTGCACTTATCCGATTGACACAAGTGAATTGTTTGTGCCCGTCAATACATGCTTCTCCAGATATCCGATACTAGTCGAAAACCTTTCACTCCCCTATTTAGTTATGAGTCTAGTGTAGCATATTCTTCTGGGAACAATCTAGCATTGGTACGAAGTTTGTGGCAGTTTGAGCAAACAACATCGCACTTGGCAATTTCTTCCCAGGCCTTGTCGGGACCATACTTTTTAAGGATGTGAGACACCTGACCAAACTTCTTAAACTCTGGTAGGTGATCAAACTCTAGCACATAGTGGGGGTAGTCCTTCTCACAATCAATGCAACCCATACGTTCTTTGTATGCCTGGATCGCCTCTAGCTCGCTACCGTGCTCATGACGCATCTTCTTTGACACGTTAACTTTAGAGTCTCTATTTAAATGATAAGAGATAACGGTCATTTCACAATTCAATTCACGCTGGATATCCGCATAAGAGGCACCTGCCATTCTCATGTTAACGATTCTCTGTTTGATTGTAAGACTCATTGATAATAGTATAGCAGATGATATAATTGATTGATGGATTACGTTTATATCACCCGTGGTGGTGACAACGAGGAGCTTCGATACTCTTTAAGATCCATAGCTAAAAACGCTCCAGAAGGCCGTGTGTGGCTTGTAGGAGGCAAACCAGATTGGTTTGCTGGTGGACACATTCCAGTTAGGGATACTGGTGGCAAGTTTAAGAACATAGCCGCATGTTTGTTGGCTGCAGTAAGCTCAGAAGAAATTTCCGAAGACTTTGTTTTGATGAATGATGACTTCTTTATTTTAGAAAACATCGCAAACTTTTTACCCCTATACGGTGGCACCCTTGCTTCTAAGATTGCCGCATACACGGACCTGCTAGGTCCCACAGCATACTCAGGTCTACTTGGCAGAGCTATGAAACACATGCAGTCTAAGGGGGTAAGTGACCCACTAGACTATGACATTCATGTTCCACTACCAATTAATAAAACAAAGTTTCTTGAGGTTGTCCCACGTGATACGCTTGCTCCACGTTCTGTATATGGAAACCTGGCAAACATCGGCGGTAGCGAGATCGTTGACGTAAAGACATACAACAATGCTAGGTATAGATCAAAGTCCTATACATACGACAAGGACAATTCACCATTCATATCAACCAATGATGATTCGTTTGCTATCTTATATGATAACGTTCTTAAAGAAATGTTTCCAGAGCCATCACAGTATGAGTCCTGAGTTAATCCAGATTTGATCCTGGATACCCTCCCACTGATACGATGTGTGGCAAAGTAAGAACCCACGCTCAAGCATAAGGTCTATAACCATATTGTTATTCTTATGCCCTGGATGTCTATCAAACATTTCCGTCTCTAAATGAAATAGTTTGACATTGTGAACATAGTCACCCATGCCCATAATAAACTCATAGCTGTATCCCTCAATATCCACCTTCACAATATCTATGGTTTTTTCCTGCAGCTTATTGGATTCAATAAACGTATCCATTCTTGTTACTGGCACAGTAATCGTATTGTATGTGGCTTCCTCAAAGAAAGAAAAGTTTTCGATAGAGGAAGACCCCTCATGATCCTTGTCATCAGAAACTATTTGAGTAAACTCTGTTGTGCCATCATACTCGTGAACGGCAGTATAAAAGGTTTTAAATCCTGGGTAGTTTTTCTTAATGTTTTCAATCGCTAAAGGGTTAGCATCAATTGCATAGACATGCCTAGTCTTAAGTTTGTTTCCTATATAAGACGCATCGTGCCCATCACGAGAACCAACATCGAATAGTATGGTTGCTTTGTCCCCAAAGTATTCTTTATACTGTTCTACTACTGGATCAAGCCATCTATTGTTACTCACAATTATCCCCTACCCCAGTGTTTTTGCTGGGCATAGGTGTGTCGTCTATGACAATTGCAGCAGAGTACTCTGCATTTTTCTATCTCAGAAAATATCTTGTCCCATCCAGCATGTCCAGCTAAATATCTAGCAACATTTTTTGTTTTGTTTTCAGGGTTTATGTGATCAAACTCTAGAACAATGGGGTCTGATTCTCCGCAAATCTCGCATGGATGTTCTAGTAAATAATCTAAAATCTTAGCTCTCATGGAAACCCTATGCCTTTTCTGATTGGCATACATATCTTCTTTATTTTTATATGGCATAGGGATAGTATACCATGTTCTATTCGCGACCCTGGAGAGATTCGAACTCCCGTCCTAGTGGGTAGAAACCACTCGCTATATCCACTTAGCTACAGGGCCAGTGGTACTAAAGCTTAATAGCTCTAGCAAACACTACACGAGATGCCATCTTGGATGCACTAATGATAGCGATAGGTGCAGCTACAGATAGCACGACACCTGCCCACATTTGTGGATTAACAATGTCCCAGTTCCAGAAGTCCAGGGTGTGGAAAGCGTTAGCACCAACTGCAATAGCAGCAAATGAGATCATTCCCCATAGTGCACCACCAGTCTTCTCTGGATTGCCGTCATCGTCTACACGAGATGCAAGGACAAGGTATGCAACAAGAAAGATAAGATACATAAGCTCAATAAAGAAGAAGAACAGTCCAGCCATCCATGCGGCAGACAGTCCTACAAACTCAGCTACAGAAGTAATACCATTAAAGGATACGATAGCAGATGAAACAAATGCGATACCTACAGCAACAAGCCAGGTCACAAGAACAATCTTCTGGTCTACCTGAATCTTAGCAGCACGCTTAGACTCCTGAATACGGTATAGCTCTTCACGCTTTGTGAGTGGGCTTGGGACGGGAACATCGTTGTCTAGCCAACCATCCTCACCTGCAAGCTCCCATTCATTTTCTGGTGAAGCTTCATAGCTTGGCACAATAGTCTCCTCGAATGGTACAGAGACTGGTGTTCCATACCCAGTCTGATCTACTTTGTCTGACACGTTAGTCTCCTTGTTTTTAAATCTTCCATAGCCAATTCGTGAGTATGCGTTTGACATCTCACTCCTAAAACTAAGTACATCCATTATAGCTTATTTAGTTAACCAATGATGGCTAAAATGTCACGGTACGCAATGATAAGAAGTTCTTCACCATCATGCTCAATCTCCGTACCCTGGTACTTAGAGAATGCTACACGGTCTCCAACCTCAACATCAATTTCAATAACGCTACCGTTATCAAGAACCTTTCCAGGTCCCTTTGCAAGCACAATTCCAGTACCCTGCTTTTCTTCCTGTACGCCTGCAAGAACAAAGCCAGACGATGTGGTCTGCTCTTCCTTGTCTCGACGTAGAACTAGTTTATCTTCAATTGGTTTAAGCATTTTTAATCTCCTTAGCTGCTCTAAATACCTCTGGGAATGCACTTGTAGATAGTTGTTCTACAGCTTGTGCATACTTCTGAATCTCCCACTGTGCATCATGCTCTAGACGTTGGTCTAGGAATGTCATGACACCCTGCAGGGATGTTGTCCAACGCCAACGTACGTACATGCCGTACGCAGGAAGGAATAGACGGGCTAGCTCTGGTGCAATACCATCATCCATAGCCTTATGGTACGCAGTAGTCCCAATACCAATGATGTCTAGTAGTGCATCAAAATGCTTCTGTCCTAGTTCAAGATCAACTGGCTCACCGCTACCCTGCTTGCTATTCTCTGGCTTGCTTCTCCATTGATCTGGTAGCGGAACGTAGAACTGCTCTTCCTCTGTAATATAGCGACGGCTAGATTCGTTCCAACCATTCTGATCGTCCACATGAGTAGAGCTAACAGCATACTTCCACCATTGACGTGCAACAAATAGTGGTGCATAGACCTCAAAGGTCATAGCTGCATGTCGTAATGGGCTAGTGTGTCCTTCACGGATCAAGAACTGAATTAGTTTAGCGTCACGAGGCTCGAAGTCACCAGACTCTTTATCGTATGATACACGGGCAGCGTTAACTACCGATAGGTCATCTCCGAGGGTATCGACAAGGCGAACGTAGCCTTCATCTAATACATCAATTACCGACTCCAAATGTAGCCTCCAATGCCACCAACAATCATCATAAGGAAAACTACTAGTGCGTAGAACTGTCCAAAGAAGATTGATAGGATAGCTATGACTAGAGCTATTGCCCCACCTACGATAGCTAGAGCCAGGGGAAACCCGATAGCACCAATAATAATTGCTGACAGGGTCTTGTTCTCGTTATAAAAATTAATAAAGGTTTGCTTAACGGACTTCATATAGTTCATCATCTTTTGCTTCTCCAAAGCTGTTGTCTATGACACGGTAATAGTCTCCGTATCGATCGTACTGGTCATAACAGAAATCATAGATTGCTGTGTGGTACCAGCGAATTGGTTTTTCGTTAGCTGCTCGTACAACTATCTTGGTAACGATTCTGCTGCAAAGATTACCCCACTTCTGAAGCAGTGGGTCGTAATGACGATGCACAAGAACCGCATTCCAGTCTGAATAACTTAGTGTTCTTTCTGCCTTTAGGTCAACAATAGGACCAAGGTCAATGGTTCCAGTATCAACTGTAACTTTTTTCTTTGCCATATTCTCTCTCTCGTTTATGGTCTTATTAGTTTACAGCACTGTGTGGCTTTTCGCAAGTACAAATGAAACCGCAGTTTTCGCACACACACCATTATAACTAGTTAATTATACATCTTCCATGCCGAGCACTGCATAGGCAAGTGCAATGGCGTTGCGAATAACAGGCGAGTGTCGATTCTCAATATGTAAAAGAGCATACTCAAGGCTAGCAACATTGGCCTGGTAGAGTGGACGAAGCTTTTCGTCATCTTCTAAAAGATCTTCACTCCAACGATTAAGGGTGTTGATAGCTTTAGCAAGCAATAGTTCGGGTTTCAAAATTGTTTCTCCTAATTAATTATAAAGTAGATAAAGATTCCTACCACTATACAGAATACCACACCTGCCGTTAGAATGGCAGATTTAAGGTCATCATTCTTGTACATCTTCTACCATTCGAAGACGTAGACCAGTCTCTGTGGTAGTCACATCAAGTGCCATGTCTGGTCTAATTGCAGCAAGCTCTTCATCGGAAATCTCTACATCGTTTCCTAGCTTGTGCATTGCAATTGTAAAAAGAGACTCAAGGTTGCGAAGATACTTCTCTTGGTCTGTTGGTTGTTCGCTCATTACTTCTCCAAAAATAGTTTATTTAAATGTGCAGGGCAAACATCATGCCCACCCTTACTATTGTTTCATAAAGGTGGGCAGATGTCAAGCATCAACCGATGCGAATTATTGCGTGGTAGCTATATGGATCAGAGTCAGTGCTAGTAAGCACAACTCTACCTCCAAAGCCACCGTGTACAGCCGTTCCGTTACCTGCATAGATGGCAACGTGACCAGAGCGAATCATAATGTCTCCTGGCTGTATCTGTGAAGCGTCAACTTGAACACCATACTGCATAAACTGCATGGGTCCAACGTCTGGCACTTGGTGTCCAATCGCACGTAAAGCATTTTCAACCAACGCCGTACAATCTTCGGCCCATCCTATTTGTGCAAGAGCTGCACCCAGCAATCCCTGGTTTCCAGGAAGAGATGTGGAGATGGGTTGTGTTCGAACAGGTTCTACTGCAACCGAGGCTTCGACAACAGTAACTTCTGATCTTTGTGCCAAGGGCTGAACAACAGAAACAATTTCAATTGTCTGCACCTTGTCACGGGAATCTGTTTTGACTTCTTGAACTTCTGCTTGATTAGATTGATGGAATTCGATTCCGTAGGCTGGGGTAGCAGTGATGCACACCAAGCCAGTTCCAACAATCAGACCAAGAGTCCTCTTAAAATAAAACATGTTCACCAGTATAGCAGCGTATTTTATAAATGGCAAGTCCGAGACTAGCATCCAGCATAATTATATGCGTCAAGTTCAAGCCAGTCACGATTTGTAATGACACCTTTTTCCACGCTGATCAGGCCTTTTACATACTGATCGTAATGACGAAACTCGTGAACAATTACACAAGAAATATATTCTTCTCCATAGCTATCTGCCACGTGTGTAACGGTAATGTGATGGCTTCCTGGAAAATAGCATCCAGTCACGTCAGACGAGTCTTGCCCATAGGAAGGACACGTTCCATAGAATACTGGAAGGGTAATGCCCATGCTCTCTGCCAAACTATTTAGATATGGATCTCCAGGTTTGGTCAGCATGACTGGCTCAGGTTTCGGGGTAGGGGTAGGGTCAGCCTTTGCATACGTAACCGTATAGTTAGTAATAGAAGGCTCAGCCTTATCCTGTTCCCAGAAGAAACTAGACAGTGGTATCACCAGCGAGGCAACCACTCCGATAACAAATAGTTTCATTACTGATCTTTATTAATCTTGCTAGCAAGCATTGCCTGTACGTGCTTAAACTCTTGAAGCACACGACGCACCTTGAATAGCTCATACTGAGTTAGTTCAATCTCAGTGGTACCAGCAAATTCTGTGTCAGTCTCCACATAAACGGGATACCATTCATCCTGCTCAAAGATAACCTTAACTGTCTTGTTTACCATACAATGCCTCCAAGCCCTTGGCAACGCAAATCTCTACTCCGTCAGAGTACTTGTGCTCAAACGTAACAGAGTCTGGATCCCACCAATCAACACGAGTATTAATGGTACCCGTTGATATGCGATATAGGTGAGTCTCTTCTTTACTAATTAAATCTTCCTCACGCCCAATGTGGACGGTACGAACATTCTCGTCATTAATTCTAATATCAACATGAATAGGCATTAGAACCTCCACTCACAACAGATAGCATTGATATAAGACATAGCGGTCTTAGCATCAACGTGTCCGTTTAGATTATCATTTACAATTTCGGTAATTGCTGCCATTGGGTCAAGCTGAGTGTCCCAACCTCGCAGGTCTACTGTTGCCATTACACACCTTACAATTGTCGTCTGAACATTCCTGGCAAATGCCAGTACTACTATTATGAACTATTGACGACTGATTGTCAATAGGTTGAGTAGAAGTATTCATTCTTTTCATCCGCAAAGTTTAAGTAACTAACTAAGTTTTCTGCTTCCTGCACACTTAACTTTCTGATTGCGATCAAGTGTCCGTCTGACTTTCTTCTTATAAAATAATTCATACTTTTATTTTATCACGAGACTTGACATACCGCTAGCACAACTGTATTATTGGAGTATGAGTAAATTTGGACAATGCTATAGCAACCAACATGAATACTGTTTGGTTGCCATAGGGAAAAGAGTCTGCGATTGTGACTGCCACAGGTAGCGAATACTTTCGGGGTAGAGAAGAACGAGAAGAAGAAATCATACAGTTACTAATAAAGGAACTATACAACGTAAGCTGTTGTTGTGATACATCCTCATTCGGAGAACACTATCTATCCTGTAAACAACCAGATAACATTATCGATTTGATTAGGAATAACTAATGACCACTAAGAAAGAACAACTAGCGTTTGCGGCAGGCGTCGTCTTTGAACGCAATCGTATTATTGATTTAATTGCACAGCAGATTCAGGCTTGCCCTAATGGCATTGAAGACGGATGCGATGGCTGTAAGCAGGACATGGCATTCATTAACGTACTGCTTTCTCAGTTTGAGGCTGAAGATGAAAATAATTCGTAGACACTATAAAAGCGTCACCAAGCACTACCGCTTTAACACCTGGAAAAGTGGTAACTATCGTGCCTTTGATTTGTACTGGGGCAAGCATTTATTCGTATTGGGATTTGAGATAGGAAAGAAGCGATGAACATTGAAGAAGAGATTCTACATTTAACTAAAGCTTGGCTTAATTACATTGCACCAGATCATCACAAAGATCGTGACTGCCACTTCTATGTAAAAAAGATTTGGTCATACGGTGACCAGCCTTACTATCAGGCATATCATTATGGGTACGTTGCCTCAGACTTCGAGGGTACCAAGTGTGACACACTAGAAGAAGCACAAGAAGAATTAAGAGACTTCCTCTACATGTCTATACACAAAGAATATGAGTGGCTTAAGAAAGTCATTAATAAAGCTAGCAAGAATGAAGATGGCTGGGGTCCAGAAGACTTTGAAGAGCGACTGACTGGTTTGGATAGACTAAAAGGCTGGAACGACTATCGATAGTCTTCGCCCATAACGTCACCAACGCATTGGTCACAAAGATCGATCCATAGTTGGTCGACCTGATCTCCACATCTTAAACACTTCATAATATAATTATACACTACGCTAAGTTCGACGGGCGAAAGCTCGGCGGTAGAAATAAAGGGTTGACAAGCAACCCATACAGGAGTAAAATTATAGTATGAGAAACATTAATGAGATTACAACAGAGCAGCTACGTGAAGCCTCTAGTAAAGGTTTTGTGGCATCACTCGGTTATCGATCTATTGCTGACAACGAGTTTGACTACTGGCTTGTACGTGAACGACACCGTGTAGCTGATTTAGCTATAGCTAAAGAACGTAAGCGTATCTTTGTTAGTATTATGGCTAACGTAAACAAAACAGTAGCTGCAGCAAAGCGTGGCGATAATCCTATCGATATGACTTGGCTATTTGAAGAAATAATGAAGGAAGACTAATGATTGTAGATTACAACCACACATGGATGCTTGGCGATGACTATTACTGTGATAGCTGTGGTGGTACCTGGAATACCCTCCGACTTGAAGAGTGGGAAGACGACCTCTGGATCTTGCAGATGTCTGTAGGCTGCTACGGTGGAGAGTCTGTATTTTCTAATGACGAAAACTTTGCGGTATTGGCAGAAGCAATCATTATTGACTGCCTTAGCTATGAGAACTTCTCAGAGTCTGATGCAGACTATTTACGTAAACTAATTAAGGAACTATCTAATGACTGATTACACACCTAAACAAGGCGACATGATGATGGATGACTGGATTATTCCTGCTGACGGTACGCCACCATTTCGAGTTAGTGGAGAAACAGAATGACTGAATACACACCTACAACTGAAGAAGTGTACCGAGCACATTGGCGAGGAACACCGATGCGTTCCGAGGACGGACTTAGGGAACACGTTGCCCTGGACCGTTGGCTTGCTGAAGTAATCCGCATAGCAAAAGCTGACGGGTTTGACGAGGGCTGGGATGCCCGTGTGAACGCTGAAACGATAACGCCTACCGAGAACCCTTACCGAC